AAATCATATGTAATACATGCTGAAAGTGCTAAAGAACGAAAACGACATGTAGACAAACTTGTACAATTGACTGATGCCACTGTATTTCCAGCAATTATGGATAATCCTGGAGCTCGTGGATGTTATCTTAGCCATATAGAAATCTACAAAATCAATCCTGAAGAACCAGTTATTGTTTTTGAAGACGATTGTATTATTACAGACCCAAACATTATAAAACTTGTTGAATGGAATGCTTCAAATTACGATATAATATATCTTGGAGTTTCAAAAGCTTGGTCACAGCTCCTAAATATAAAAATAAACTTTGTAGGATTGCCATCGCAAACATTCAAGACGAACTCTTGGGGGACATATGCATTATTTGTATCTCCAAAAGTAAAGAAACTAGTTTTAGATCATGATTCAAAGTATGGATATACACTTCCAATTGATCTGTTATTAAATAACATAATTAATGAGAATGACTTACGAGTCTTTATTCCATCTCCAATTGATAAATTTGTACAACATGACAATACTATCAAAAGTTTAATGATAATATCTAACCAAACGCAGTTACCCTAAAGAACTTTCGTATTAGGTTTGCACTGTCCTATCCCTTTGGTCTGTTGCATCATGATTGGAGCAGGGCAGTTCTTGCATGGGCACTCAGTATGATCGTACCCCAAAATATGTCCCATCTCGTGGGAAACCATATATTGGCGATAATCATCTAAGCTAAGTTTGCTTTTCGATGCACCATGGTACCATCGATCAGAGTTCAGCCACATAGTCTTACCTCCTAATTCGGCACACGACAGCTTTCCTTCTAATCCGCAATTCTTATCAATAGTCGATTGAGATGACAAGTGAATTGTCACATCTTGATTAAAAGAAACAGGTTCAAAGAAGTAACCCTTCGTGGACCACCCGTCTGGATCGTTGAGGTACGTCGTAACATAAAACTCAATTTGTCCTGGAGGGATAGTGTACTTTTTCTGAACGTCTGGATCAACTACGACCTTTACGCGGATGCGCCTCATTATCTAAAGGTGGTTGTTTTTCTGCAATTCCTGAACACTCGAAAATCCTTTTCTCCCTGCAAAATGCATGAAATATGTTTCTTTAAAATACGTAAGAATGTTTCGTCGGTGAATGCGGAATGTAAAGGGTACAAACATTTCGCCTATTGATCGATTAATAGTTGCTTGAAGAAACCATATTGAGTTGAACTTTTTTGATATAATAACATACATGTTATGAGTTTGAAGCTCGTACCCAACCGCTGATTGTTCATAATGATACGGGCTTTTTTGTTCTAAGTTGTTGGGAATATTAGGATTGTAGTAATCAGACGTCACATATTTGTAGTAAACTCGTTCAAGAAACTCGCGGTGTTTTTTCGGTTGAAGGACCAGAACTCCGGTATTAAGAATCTTACCAGAGTTCACAGTAAATCCACTACTTGCATAATATCCTGCGCCGTCCTTCCAATTATATACATACTTACGAAAACTGCTCATGAAGTAAGAGGGCGTTTGGTCAGTTTCGTTTGCTATACCTATTTTGTCACCAAAGTCAATGTGTGTATGAATAGGGGGCGATTTGATATTAATGAGTATATCGGCATCAATGAACACTATAAAATCATACTCGGCCGACCAAGGTTGACTACATACCAGAATCTTGTTCAATGTTATAGTTTTTGGATCGGTGTGATCTTTATCCAAATAATCATCCAAAACCCTAAAATCGTAACCACACTTACGGGCATAGTTTTCTTGACTCTCACGGAAAAGTCGGTTGTACTCTTCAAGGTACTTTTCACCTATGGCCAAAGTCACCAAACATACTTTCATTTAAAGAATGACTCGTTTTTTCTCTGTCCTTTTCTATAAAAATGCCCGAGCAGAAGTCTGTTGCCGCCCCTGCTGGAGTTGATTTCTCGGACCTAACGACTCGTGCTATCAAGTACGCCTTTGAGGGTCTGGCTGTTGCGATTGCGGCGTACCTCCTCCCCGGCAAGGGCCTCAAGCTGTCGGAGATCGGCATGATTGCCCTCGTTGCCCTGGCCACGTTCGCCATCCTCGATATCTACGCCCCCTCGGTCGGCTCGTCGGCGCGCACGGGTGCCGGCTTCGGTATTGGCGCCCACCTCGTAGGCTTCCCTTAAACGCCTAAACTACATGACACACGACACCGTAAAAAACACGAAATTGGTCATTAAAAAATGACCCATCTCGGGTCTGGTTTTAGTTTTTAGTAGTAGATAGCCTCATCGAACTTTTCCCGCATCAATGCCGTAAGACTTCTAGACGAGTTGCTGTTTGCAGTCATCGCATAGAACTCCGGGTAGAATTTCAGGTTGTATTCGTAAGTGCGTTCGCCACTGTAAAGCCAGACAATGAATGTTCGGTCACAGTACTCGGACTGCTCCCACTTCATGCTGACGCCACTCTGCCCCAGCTGACGCTCAATCGCATCTTTCATCTTGTCAAGCGCATTGTAAGGGTGGTGAACTTTCGGCATCTTCTTGTATTAAAAAGGTCATTTCTGACCAAATTGATTTCGTTTTTTAATTAGTTAATCAAACATCATATTCGTAAAGATCTCCATAATGGTATCGCGCTGATCATTGGTAAACCCTCGCTGAGTGAGAACACACGATACCTGATTTTCAAGATGAACTTCGAATTGGAGAATGCAGTCCCCGGCCGTAAATTCAACAACCGTCCATGCATGAACTCCATCAGGAAGATTACCGGTCACAGGGAAATGATCGGCAGTCACCTTCTCTTGCACATCCGTGACAACGTTATGGATATTCTTAGACATCTTATTACTGATCCTTTTCCGAATTATTAAACAATTTCCGTTTTCAACGATTACTCTTAAGACATTAATGTCAGGGCATCACAAAGCCAAAATTCCTAAAGCTTTGAGAGAACAAGTTTGGATATCTAAATTTGGTAAAGTATACTCTGCCAAATGTTTCACGCCATGGTGCCAAAATAAAATCACGGTCTTTGATTTTCAGTGTGGACATGATATTCCGGAATCGAAAGGCGGTCCCACCATTTTATCTAATTTGTACCCTATTTGCGCAAGGTGTAATATGTCGATGAGCAACGTATACACGTTTGAACAGTGGGCACTAAAAGGTGCAAAACGGAAATCTTGGCTTCTTTGTTTCTGTGGAGGTATAACATGCCACCAACCGTTCGCTACAATGGAAAATGGTACGCCATCATCCCAAAACCATACGAACCCGAACGACAAACCTATCAAGTAGCTTGGGTTCAAATTACGACCGGGATTACGGCTGAGGAATCATATCGCAACTACTTTGAGGTCCTGAGGAAGGAGACTAAACTTTTATGCCCTTCATTTAGACAAGATGAGTAGTATAGTCACAGCCGTGATTGTTTCAACTATTATTGTTCTGATAACTATATTGGGAATCCGTGCGTACACCGGAATCTGGCCGGGAGCCAAGATTATCCAGCAGAAACCAGTAGCTGAGGATAAACCTACACCGGATACTGCTACTGAACCTGGAACTGTGAAGTTCATGTTTTTCTTTGCGTCATGGTGTCCTCACTGTAAAGATGCCGAACCTGAAGTTGCGTCGTTCAAACAGCTAGTCCAGACCAAGAATTATACGTACGGAGGTCACCGAGTAATATTCGAAGAAATTAATGCCTACGCCGATAAAGGCAAGGCGGCGCTGTACAAGATCAAGGCGTATCCTACCATAAAAGTAGAAACGGCCGAAAAGATGTACGAAATGAGCGGTAAACCCACTGTCGCTAACTTCCGAGCTTTTATGGTAGCTGCTCTAGGTGCCGAGAAATCGGGATAAGTCTGTACTGGCTTTTTTCAGGATATCGGGAACATTAAACTCCTTTAAATCCGAAGTGCTGTGCAAGTTAGGATAGTGGAGTTGTAGAGTACACGATTTTTTTACTTGTTTGAAAAAGTTGTATGTCACTAAAGTGTACATGTCATGGACATACGATATTGGGGACATGGTTTCAATTGTTGAAGGAGTAAACTTATTATCAGACTTCCGGTGCTTTAGTGATAAACACAAAGCGTTAGTTAAATCAGGAATACATTTGTCCACCGAAGGCACAAACAGGTCACCGTCGACATATACTTGATTATACAGAACTTGCGGTCGGAAAACACCAGGGATACAGCACGAGCATTTCAAAGCGTCTAAGATCGGGACGTTCTTGGAGAAAATGGTGGGTTTACCTTTTGTTAAGTTGGAAGCCAGGATGTACAAAGGCATTTTGGTATCGCCAATAACTTTCGTGCGCAGATCTATCCCTTTTGTCAAAAACATGTTTACGAGCGACGTTTCCAAAACGTCCATGGAAAACACACCTTTCATAGAAATCATTTCAGGTAATTTTGAATAATCCGGTTCCGGAATAAATGACGATATCTTGAACGCTTCTTCAATTCCTAAATCCAAAGGTAGTCCAAAAGCAATATACGTTCCAACAATCGCTCCTACCGAAACTCCGTACACGCCATCAGGAAACACCAAATCTTGATGCCGTGAAAGTTCGCGCAGAGCGCCAATGTACATTATACCTTTCATACCTCCACCGCCTAACCCAAGAGTGCGGAATGGCACAGACATTCTTATAGTAAGAGTAAGCAGAGATGTTGCGTGCGCGTGACGTATGGGATGAACAAGAAGAGAGAAGATCTAATCGTATGGCAGCCATGAATCCCATAATTGCCCAGATTCAAGCACAAATTAGACGTCAAGCAGTACACAATTCAGATGCTCCTTATATAATTTACCCTGTTCCTACCTATGTGTTTGGGTATCCCCTGTTTTCATTGAAAGAGGCTTTAGATCATTTAGTGTCAGAGTTTTCCAAGGCAGGGTACTGGGTTTGGGTCGTAGAACAAAAGAACCTTCTGATCTCATGGGTAAAACCAGTAAAAACTCGCGACGGTAATAAACAGATACTTGCAACCAATTACCGTCCACAGATTTACGGTGAAACATTTATGCCCCAGAATAGATAATAATGATGGACTTGGGTGAAGTGTTGGGTGGAACTATGAATATCGTGATTCTTGCTTTGTTTTATACTTTAATAGGTCTTCTATTATCGGTTTTGCTTTACCATCTGTTTGACGACTGCGACAAAGAATGGAAGGCTGAACACTTGGCGTACCAAGTTGGAGATATTGGACTTGAATTAGGTATTATTGGATCAGTAGCGTTCTGGACGACCCAGATCACGCGTGGATGGGCGCCCATATTTCCGATATCTAAAGTTCTTGATCTCCAGATTGACACGTACGTTTCGGGTCTGTTTTTCGCATACGCCATGTTTTTGTTTTTAGAACAACTGAGTGAGAAAGTGAAGTTTCTGTATAAGGAACATGTTCACAAACATATTGTACGATTCATTCCTCCAAACTGGTCAGTCATGAAATCGGTATTTGCGTCGCGTAAAACGAATGCTAAAAAGGATAGTGCTGAAACATACTAAAAATGAGTAATTGTAAACATGAACTTGTAATTGATGAAGGTGAGCATGTATGTACACTGTGTGGAACAATGATGGGTCGGATTATTGATGAAGGTGCCGAATGGCGGAACTACGATCAGGGAAAAGATGAAGGCCGCACAGGCTTTACAACATCAGATCTTCTCCCTGAATCGTCATATGGATCAGTTATGTCTTTCAAAGGACTAACTGCCAAAGACGTGAAACTGAAAGCTATCCAGCGTTTATCGTGCTGGTCGCTTTCCTCCAACTCTCAGCGCTCATGGATGTCGATCTTTGACGCTATTCAGTTATCATGTACTCACGCGGGTCTGCCGAAATCTATTGTGATGGACGCTTGTGGTTTGTATAAACAACTAGAGGACGCTCAGAAAGTCAGAGGCGAAACACGCCGTGCAATGATGGGTGGAGCAGTGTTTGTGGCTTGTAGAAATAACGGAGCTCCGCGGAGTCACGAGGAAATTGCGAAGATGTTTCTTGTGAACATTCGGTCACTGTGCAAAGCTGTGACACATTTTGAGGTAACAAATAATACTGTTCTGCAAACGGAAATTGGGATTGCTGAGCGGTTGTGTGCATCTCTTTCGCTGAACGACGACCAGCGCCAGAAAATTATGGATTTACTAGTTGAAATTTCCAAGAAATCCGAAGACGATTTTGAGCATACACCCAAGACCATTGTGGCCGGGGTGGTTGCCCATATTATGGGTCTGAAAACCAAAACTCAAATGAAACTTGTGTCTGATGCATCAGGTGTATCGTCTTTATCTATTCATAAAATTGTAGGCAAGTTAGTCGTTTAACTGCCAAAATAACCTAGTACTCCAGTTGTTGGATTGTATGCCAGTGTCCTGTATCCAGAAGGTAATGTAGCCCCAAGATTTTGTAATAATGAAATTATATTTGTTGTGGTCGTACCTACGTAAGGCAAAACACGGCGGGAGTGAACTGCAAATCCATTAGTACTAAGTATCAATTTTCCACTTGGAGATGCAGTCCATGTTATTCCGTCAGAACTGTAAGCTAAAGTGTTAATGGTTTCTCCAGCAGCTACCCATAAAGTTCCATTCCAGGAAAGTCCAGATACAACATAATCAAATATCGAGTTCCCGTTAGTAGATGCAGTCCATGTTATTCCATCAGAACTGTAAGCTAACCTATTTGTCGCTCCACTTCCACCAACTACCCATAAAGATCCATTCCAAGCAACCGAATTCGCACTACCACTACCAAATATCGAGTTTCCATTGGCAGATGCGATCCATGTTATTCCGTCGGAGCTGTAAGCTAATCGATTTGTTCCATTTCCACAAGCTACCCATCTCAATCCGTTCGAGGCAACTGCATATACCACACTAGTAAATATCGAGTTTCCGTTGGCAGATGCAGTCCATGTTATTCCATCAGAGCTGTAAGCTAACCTATTTGTTCCCTGCCCACCAGCTACCCATAAAGAACCATTCCAGGCAACAGCAGTTGCCGAAGTAGTAAATATTGAATTTCCACTCGTAGACCCAGTCCAAGTTATTCCGTTGGAGCTGTAAGCTAATTGATTTGTTCCATTTCCACCAGCTACCCATAAAGATCCATTCCAAGCAATAGCAAATACCTCACTAGTAAATATTGCATTTCCGCCAGTAGGTCCACTAGAACCAGTCCAAGTTATTCCATCGGAGCTGTAAGCCATTCTATTTGTTGTTCCATCTCCACCAGCTACCCATAAAGATCCATTCCAGGCAACTGCTTTCGCAGAACCATCAAATATCGCATTTCCGTTCGTAGACGGAAACCAGGTTGTTCCATCGTAACTGTAAGCCAATGTATTTGCTCCATTTCCAGCAGCTACCACAAAGTTTTCAGATACTAGAGGTGCAAACGGTCCTGTAGGACCTGTTGGACCTGTAGGTCCAGTAAATCCCGTTGGTCCAGTAAATCCGGTAGGACCGGTTAGACCAGGACCCGTAGGACCTGTAGATCCAGTAAATCCGGTAGGACCAGTTAGGCCGGGACCCGTAGGACCTGTAGATCCAGTAAATCCAGTAGGACCAGTAGATCCAGTAGATCCAGTAAATCCAGTAGGTCCAGTAGTACCCGTAGGTCCATTAAATCCGGTAGGTCCAGTAGGACCGGTTAGACCAGGACCTGTAGGTCCAGTAAATCCAGTAGGACCGGTTAGACCAGGACCCGTAGGTCCCGTAAATCCGGTAGGACCAGTTAGGCCAGGACCCGTAGGACCAGTTCTGCCAAAACCAGTAGGACCAGTACTGCCAATAGCACCTCCTAACGAAGAAGTACCTACATTTGGCAAAACACGGCGGGAGTGAACTGCAAATCCATTAGTAGTAAGTATCAATTTTCCACTTGGAGATGCAGTCCAAGTTTGTCCGTCGGAACTGTATGCTAAAGTGTTAATACTTTCTCCAGCAGCTATCCATAAAGTTCCATTCCAGGAAAGTCCAGATACAACATAATCAAATATCGAGTTCCCGTTCGTAGATGCAGCCCATGTTCGTCCATCAGAACTGTAAGCTAATGTATTTGTTCCATTTCCACCAGCTACCCATAAAGATCCATTCCAAGCAACCGAACTCACAGTACCACTACTACCAAATATCGAGTTTCCATTGGCAGATGCAATCCATTCTATTCCGTCGAAGCTGTAAGCTAATGTATTTGTTCCATTTCCACCAACTACCCATCTCAAACCATTCCAAGCAACCGAATTCACACTACCACTACCAAATATTGTGTCTCCATTGTCAGATTCAATCCATGTTATTCCGTCGTAGCTGTAAGCTAATTGATTTATTGCACTTGTGCCACCAGCTACCCATAATGTTCCGTTCCAAGCAACAGCAATTACCGCTGAAGTAAATATTGAATTTCCGCTCCCAGACCCAGTCCATGTTATTCCGTCATAACTGTAAGCTAATTGATTTGTTCCAACACCACCAGCTACCCATAACGTTCCGTTCCAAGCAACGGCATTTACCGCTGAAGTAAATCTTGAATTTCCGCTTGTAGATGCAGTCCAAGTTATTCCGTTGGAGCTGTAAGCTAATCTATTTGTTCCATTTCCACCAGCTAACCATAAAGATCCATTCCAAGCAACTGTTTTCGCAGAACCATCAAATATCGAGTTTCCGTTCGTAGACGGAAACCAGGTTGTTCCGTCATAACTGTAAGCCAACGGATTTGCTCCATCTCCAGCCGCTACCACAAAGTTTTCAGATACTAGGGGTGCAAACGGTCCAGTAGGACCTGTTGGTCCAGTAAATCCGGTAGGACCCCTTGGCCCAGTAAATCCGGTACTACCCGTTGGTCCAGTAAAACCAGTAGGACCTGTTGGTCCAGTAAATCCGGTAGGACCGGTTAGACCAGGACCCGTTGGTCCAGTAAATCCAGTATAACCCGTTGGTCCAGTAAATCCGGTAGGACCAGTAACTCCAGTTGGACCTGTTAGACCAGGACCTGTTGGTCCCGTTGTTCCCGTAGGACCAGTCCAACCTATCCCGGTAGCACCAGTTATGCCGGAACCTGTAGGTCCTACTCTTCCGGTAGGGCCAGTCGAACCTACCCCAGTAGGTCCAGTTGCTCCGATCGTGAAGATCAACCAGAATGAATTTATGTATGAAGTAGGTACGCCGAGGAATGCAGGCACATTGATCTTAGCCACATACGTGTTTCCCAGGTAATACACAACATCGTTTTTATTGTAAGAATTGCCAATTAGCCAAGTTCCCTGCATAATAAATCCAGACCCAGTTGGGCCAGCAACTCCAGTGTACCCAGTATAACCAGTATACCCGGTAGGACCTGTTCGACCTTCTGTTCCTGTGGGACCAGTGTACCCTGTGGGACCAGTCAATCCGGGTCCAGTCGGGCCAGTGTATCCAGTATATCCCGTGTACCCAGTGTAACCTGTCATGCCAGTTGGTCCTGTTACCCCCGGACCTGTAGGTCCAGTTGTTCCAGTAGGACCTAAGGGTCCAGTAACTCCCGTTGGACCAGTTAGACCAGGACCTGTTGGACCTGTAAGTCCAGTAGGACCTAAGGGTCCAGTAACTCCCGTTGGACCTGTTAAACCAGGACCTGTTGGACCTGTAAGTCCAGTAGGACCTACTGACCCAGTAAATCCTGTTGGACCAGTTAGACCAGGACCAGTTGAGCCTGTAATTCCAGATCCTGTAGGACCTGTAACTCCAGTTGGACCAGTTAGACCAGGACCTGTTGGGCCTGTACTTCCTGTAGAACCATTAAATCCTGTAACTCCAGTTGGACCAGTTAGACCAGGACCTGTTGGGCCTGTATTTCCTGTAGGACCTACTGAACCAGTAACTCCAGTTGGACCTGTTAGACCAAGACCTGTTGGACCTGTATTGCCTGTAGGACCTAAGGGTCCTGTAACTCCAGTTGGACCAGTTAGACCAGGACCTGTTGGTCCTGTAGATCCTGTAGTACCCACTGATCCTGTAACTCCAGTTGGACCAGTTAGACCAGGACCGGTTGGACCTGTACGTCCAGTGGGTCCATCGTATCCTGTAACTCCAGTTGGACCAGTTAGACCAGGACCTGTTGGTCCCGTTCTTCCTGTAGGGCCCAATAGTCCAGTAGATCCTCTAGGTCCAGTTGTACCAGTTAGACCAGGACCTGTTGGACCTGTACTTCCTGTAGTACCCACTGATCCTGTAACTCCAGTTGGACCTGTTAAACCAAGACCTGTAGGTCCTGTAGATCCTGTAGGTCCTATCACTCCGGTAGCACCGGTAAGCCCAGGACCGGTTATTCCAGGACCTGTTGGACCTGTTTGCCCCGTAAGTCCCCGAGGTCCAGTAACTCCAGTATGGCCTGTATGCCCGGTTTGCCCTCTAACGCCAGTAGGACCAGTAGGGCCCCCGAACGGGTTTAAGTTTAACCACGTAGACACACCGTCGCCAATTCGCAATTGGTTATTTGTTGTATCGTAACTCGGTTCTCCTAATAATAAAACTGGGTTTGTACTCGTCCAGTTTACAAATGTGTCACGGAGAAGCTTGAAACGTACATTAGTTGTAGCCATCTGTTATTATTACGATGTAGAATTTCTAACATGAAAAGGTAGGTAATCATGGGTTCTGGTAACAAATTTCTTTCGTTGTTGTATTATACCATAATGTACCTGGTTGCATCAAACCATTTCCGGAATCAGCACCGCGTATAGGGTAGATATAACACGCATTAGCATTTGGAGTACTCCCCACTCCTGAGTTGTTTACGTCTGCGTTTATCTGTATTGTATTGCTTTTTGTCGCAATAAGTGATTCTCCAATTAATATTACGTTGTTAGAACCGGTATAACTATTAGCTCCGATTGTAACTGATTTAGATGCCATATTAGCTGCTGAGGAACTGCTTCCAATAACTACAGAGCTATCAGCTAGATTTTCAACACGAGCATTGTATCCCAGTGCAACAGAATTAGCAGCATCTGTTGATATATTTGCCTGCGAACCAATAGCGATACTTCCAAATGATGAAGTACTTATACTTGTACTAGTTCCTCCAATCGCAATACATTGGGTGGAATTAGCAGATGCACTTCCAATTGCAATGGCATAATCAACAATTCCGGTTGTTGAATTCTGACCAATCGCAACGTTACCTGTTCCTACCGTGAATGACGGACTTCCAATTGAAACTGAAGTTGCTGAACCTGTAGCATTATCTCCAATAGTTATTCCAGCATTTCCAGAAAGTGCTTGATTACCAATACTAATACCTGATCCAGTTCCGTTAGCACCGTTACCGACCGAAACGCCGTTAGCACCAGTAGAAGTGTTTCCACCAACCGACGTACTAAATGCAGCACCGGTTGCCGTATTTCCAATAACAACGGCTGTACCACCACTTGAAGTAGCACTTTTGCCAATAACCACATTACCGCCAACAGACGATTGAGCTGCACTACCAATAACAACATCTAGTTGAACAGCTTTAGCTCCTCCTCCAACTGCAACGCTATTATTTGTTGTTCCAGAAACATCTGATAATCCTCCCAATTTCACATCACCTTCTCCACCAGTTACCCAATTAGCTCCATTCCACGACAAGTAATCTCCTGGGTTGATTCCAGCAGGAAGTGTTGTCCCTCCACCACCACCTCCTCCTCCGCTGATAGCGGGTAAAAGGCTCCACGTACTACTACCATCGCCAACCTTCAGGATCTTGTTGGTTGTATCGTATCCTGGTTCACCAGATAACAACACTGGATTTCCTGCACTGGCCCAATTCGTAGCGGTATCACGTCGAAGCTGAAACCGGACATTTGTAACGGTACTCATTTATTGTTATTATAGTGGTACAGAATTTCCACCGTCTAAAATCACGCTGTAAACAATGGATGCAGAACCACCATTGTAGATTGGATTTAGTAGAGTAACTAAAAATCCAGAATCCAGAATAACACCTGTTGAAAGCACGAGAATGGATTGCAAGATATTGGGAAAATTATCGGAGGCTGTTCCGGAATCGTAGATTGGCGAAGAAACTACAACACTCGCAGATCCGCCATTATAAGCTAAATTTGAAGGAATGAATATGTCTTGTAGGATATTTAGATAGGTTGGAGGAGGATATCCTTCGTCATACACGTTTGTGTAAGCATTACCGCCATCCAAGAATAAAATAATCACGATAGTGGCAACCGGAGCTGAACAGCAGTCGCCTTTCGTGTACAAAAGAACAGTGAAATCAGGACTTGCATCACATGCTGCAGCTAATGGATTGTAATTATTAGCATTGTTGTATCGGTACTGAACTTTCCGAACACGCGCTTCGGAATCAGTTCTGATCTTATTCGTGTACCTTGCGGCACTCATTTGTCTTTCGTCACGATTCTTAATTTACGTTTTACCGGTACAGGAACTTTATCTTCACCTAAAACCGGCTTCTCATCTTTTAATTTATCAAAACTCTGACGCGCCTGTTCTACGGGCATGTCCCGGTAAACCATCTCCAGCTTCAACTTGAGGAATTTGTCCATAATCTCTTGTGGGAACATTTCTTACAGCGTTATGCCACATATTCGGCTCAAATGGAATCTTTTTCATGTCTTCTTGAGGTGCAGTTCCGTGACTGGCCCACAAGAAGTACACAAAGGATCCAACCACTAAAAATAATAATACGACATTGAACCACCACGACACGATGGAATCTCTTACAGAACGTGCCCAAATAAGATTGTTCTCAATTCCGGATACGTTGTCTTTGACTAAATGAAACATCTCTACTCAATAGATAAGGAGAAATGTCCATCGTTTTACCGGTGGCCATGCTTGGCGCCACTGTACTTGGTGGCATAGGAATATACGTTGGTCTAATCGATACTGAAGAAAAAGGGAGTATCAAGCTCTCTTCTGGTCAGCGAATTTACGTTGGCTCTGAAGTGCGACTTAACCAGGACAAGAAGGATGCATATCCTAATTCGTGTTTACAGAAAGTAGGGAATGGACGTGTAACAGAAATCAATGAATCAAAAAGAACAGTAAAGTTTGCGTGTCGCAAAGGCGGAAAAGTTGAGATCGAAGAACTTCCAGCCGATGTACTGGACATTGTGTCTTCAGGAATCAATGCTGCCGGAATACCTATTCCGGGAGGATACCTTATTGAAGGATCACGCGTTCGGTTACTTCAGTCTGCTCGTGCCAAAAATCGTGGAAAGGGGTTGGCAAGTCCATTTGCAAACTCGGTAGGTATGGTCACTCATATTAATCCAAAACGAAAGACGGAAGTTATGGTGCGTACAGAACGCCTAGACAATTCCAAGGGAAGTTTTGAAGAGAATTACCAGGTTGAAGATTTAGAGTTTGTGAGTGGACCTAGTGAACCAGGTAAGCGGGGAATTAAAGGAGGTTTGATTGGTATTGGAACGACAGTGCAGCTAAAGCGTGGTGCTGATGGCAAGATTGATCCTGAAGTTTTGAAGAAACATGCAAACCCTATTTTTGGTAAAGCGAGTGAAGCATACCGTCTTAATGGACAAAAGCATTCTGATGCTATGGGTATTGTTCGCGAATGGGAAACGTTTGGAACTGTTACGCGAGTCCTAGCTGATCCAAAAACATCGAAAGATTTCGCGACGGTACGGTGTGTTTCAAAGGACGCCGTAAAATCTGTAGTTGAAGAAGATTACGAATTGGAGGATCTGGAAGCGGTTCCAGCTCGTTCGATTCCTCGTCCCGGCATTCCCATTTTTGGAGGAATGGCAAACAATGATGTGAAAGTCCGGCTTCGTGCTGAGCGGAAGGAAGCAGTAGCTTCCAAACCCCTTGGTCGCCCGGCGTTCGGAGATGAAGGTACAGTGGTAGACATTCAGCCGGAAGATAAGGATAACTTACAGATTTTGGTGGTGTGCAACGGCAAGAACCCTGAAGAGCTAACCAAAGAATGGTACGAACCTGAAGATTTGGAAATCGCCGAGCCGGACGATACTGAGGGCGAAGCGGTGTTTGGAGGTAGGGTTACAGTTGGATCGATGGTTCGTGTACGTCAGTCGGCGCGGGGAAAAAAATGTTTGGGAACGATGGAGGTGGGTGATGTAGGAGCAGTCAAGGGAATTGACCCGAACGGCGCCGATAATATGAAGATCAATGTGACATGTGGACGATCCATGAATGCCAAAAAGAGTGAATGGTACGATCCTCGGGACCTAGAGTTGTTTTTTGCAACCGAAGAAGCTGGTACACCATTAGCCCAAGCTCAATCGAAGTTATTGGAAGCTCAACGCAAACTTAATGACGCCAAATCCCGACGAATCACAAACCCTAATACTGAATCAATTAAAGCTGAAACTGAAGCTGAAGCCGAAGTAAAAGCCGCTCAAGCGAAAGTTGATGAGTTAACGGGACAGTCAGTAGATACAACGAAAGCCACAGAAGTGTTCAAGAACACCAAAGAGAAGCTGGAAACTTCTTTGAAACTCAAGCGCGACGTTGAAGATATGCGCCTCAAAGCTTCTAAAGAAACCACATGCCAACAGAATCCGGGAAGAGCTGATGCCTATCGCACCAAAGCGAGAAATATTGTGTATGGGTGGTATTTGAATATGAATATACCAGAACCTGATTTTACTGGACTAAATCCTATTCAGGGAAGCGAGAAGTTTAAGACTGCGTGGAGGACTGTATATGATCACTTTTCGAATCTGTCTAACACAGACGGTCCGACTGAAGCGGCATTTAAAAAGGTACTGAAAGCACAGAAAGAGCTGAAATCATTCCTTGAACTATCCGATCCTACTTCCGAGGGTAACTTTATTGGGTTAGATGATGCTTTACGTGTTCTATCTCAAGCTAAAGTAGCATATGAAGCGACTCCTACTAGTCCTTACAAATCGGCTCTGGAAACAGTAGATCGCGACGTTCGTAAACTTGAAGAGATAGCATCGGACATTGCTACGAATGCCTTTTCTGGCGATACAGCTACCGAGAAATTATTGAAACGTATTAACACTCTAAAAACTGATACGGATAAAAAGTTCAAGGAGGCTACTAAAGAACTTCAGGACTTGACAAACACTTATTTTGAAATGTTTAAAGCTGAAGCGGTTGCGCAGCACGCATATCGTATGACTAAAGAAAGTTACGAAGCAGCCTTTAGGAAAGGAGTCGGGCAAACTGGACCAGTTGGAAGTGATGCGAAAACTTTACTGGGCAATTCAATTACTGAACTGAAGAAGTATTTAACGGCTAAGATGGATACTGTTACGGCACGAAAGAAAGAAGCAATTAAGAGCTCAGAAGTTGCGTGTTTACTGATTTCGCAGGAGGCGATTAACGAAATGCAGAAGAAGGTTGAAAATGCAGTTACGGAAAAATGTAGTATATTGGGAACAGCCGATACTGTTATTGAAAATATTGATACCTTAGTTGAAAAGCGACAGCGCGCGTTCTTGGCATCGCGAATCGCAATTGACCCGACAATGGCTGATCCTGAAAACGCCGAATTTGAGAATTCGGTGGGTGGAGATTATGCTGGACGTATTGATTCAATTAATGCGGCGTTAGATGCTTTGAACAATAACCCGACAATCGCAAATCTCCAGAAACTGGTGGATTTGTGTGGGAAGTATACTGGCGACACAATTCTGAAAGAAGTTGAGGATTTTATTAATGCTGGAGGGGAACCGATGTCAGGAGGCGTCGTAACGCCAGAAGAACAAGAACGAGCAAAGGAAGGAGTTGATGCTCTCAAGTATGCAAGTACAACTGTTACACCACAAGGTCGTCCTGGGACTAAACCTCTCCGAATCCCACCACAAGAACAAGCACGAGCAAAGGAAGGTGTTGATGCTCTCAAGTTGGCAAGTACAACTGTTACACCACAAGGTCGTGATATTCCTAATCCATTGCCAACTATAAAAACATACAAAGCTAGGAATCCTTTTATTGGACCGAATTCTCCAGTTCCTCCTGGGCCTAAACCTCTCCGAATCCCACCAGCTACTACTGGACGAACGACTCCTAAACTAAAACGCGCATTAAACAGCAAAGTATTGAAGTCTCTTGATGCTTATAACCCCAAGAATCCTCCTATACAGCCTCCCACTGAACCGGAAGAACAGGAAGAACCAGTCACGTTACCTGAACCCGAATTAGTATCTACATCAAGATTAACACACGGCGAAGCATCTCGTCAACTTATAGAAGTCCCAGAACCTATCACGAAACTGAAACGCCAAGGCAAATCCAAGTCAATTCTGACCGAGAAACAAATAAAGAAGGTTAAAGAGTTAGGTGAAAAGTTAGCCAAAGACCAGATTCTGCGTCTGAAATCACGCACATCTGGACGCAATGTGATTTTACAATTGGCTCAAGACCTGACTGCGGAAGCCGATAAGTTATTACAGCCTATTTTAGATGAGCGAACTGATCTACAGTTCAAGTTATCAAATTTGAATAATGTAGATGTTAAAGTAGGTGGAGCAGTGGATATTTACGAAACAGAGATGGCGAAGGTTAAGACGTGTATGGCCACGCGCAAAGCTTCGGCTATTGAGCAGTATGATAAAGAACTGGAAGAGTTACAGAAACAAAAAAAGGAGATTATGACCACCAAGACGTTTGAAGTTCAGAAACAACAGCAGGGACAGCAGCAAGGACAGACTGGAAATCAACCAAAGTTGAGGGATCTGAAACCATCTCAAGTAAAAGCTTTGTTATCTAAAGCTAACAGTGAAGGTAATACTAGAGAGGCAGACCGCATTAAAAAATGGTTAGTTGACACCAAAAAACCTCAAGGGTGGTTAAATACTCCAGATACAACGGCACCAGTAACAGGTGGTAATCGTCGTCACAGGTTCACGGTACGGCAGCCGCGGCGGTTTCACGGGTACTGATTTTTAATTCTTTAAGAAGTTCTAAAATATATTTATTGGATTTATCAGAAACTAAAACACACACGTCTTCTTTGCGACACGCTAGAAGAAGACGTATGACTTCGTACTGTTCCTGAGTTTTCAGTGCGTCGATCTGAATATCGAGAGGCACATTTTTGTAAATTAAATGTTCGCGTATCAGATCCATTGTTAGATTGAGCTGAGTTTCTGTGAATACGGGTTCTGGTTGAACGCCGACAGAATGCTTGGCTCGTTGCGTTCCGTGTACACATCCTGCTTGAGCGGGGCATTGTACGTGTACGAACCCAACTGTTCGCCTGTAGCGTTGATACTGACCATTCCAGAGTTGAAGCGTGTGGCATCTGAGAGAACCGTTTCGTCCTTCTTGGTCTGAGCTGAGTACATATCTCCGCCAAGTGCCTGACCCGTACCCGTCTGTGCAGCCGCAGGACCTGGGCGTCCTTCCGTCGTAAGCTTCATGAACTCCTGGTAAGGCTCAGTGAATGCGCGAATATAGGAAGCCACAACACCGCCCAGATTTCCACCAGGACCATAGTACTGTTTCTCGGTAGTTTCACGCGCCTGCGACTTCATGATCTGCTCGGGGTAGAAACGAGCCGCTGTCTGCGCACCTACAGCCGTATTCACACGATCCATTCCGTATATCGCAAAACGATCAGGGCGGTTCTTGTTGACATCAGCCTGAATGCCTGGCTGGGTGACAACACTTGAGCCAGGAATGACAGGAGGCTCGTACGACAGCTTGGGCTTGGTAACGATACGAACCTCATCGGTTGTACGAGGTAGAGCGTACTCGCGGTACTGATCCTGCTGGAAACCTCCCTTAGGAATATTGGTGTACCCGTCATTGGCACCGGGACCAACATGCACCTGATCAATTGGAAATGTGTTATTCATGTGCTGTCCCGTTACCATACGCGACTGATAGAAATCCGACTCGTTCTGGTTTCCGTAAGGATTACCAGTCGCTGGCTTAGCGTCGAAAAACGACTTGACCTCACTCTTCTGGAAGTACTCCTTTCCGGCTCCAGTATGTGAATCCAGAATACCGTTCGTGGCTCCAGAGTACATACTCTGCTTGAGGTGAGCTCCAAAGAAGGGTACTTCGTTGTTGTGGCCCTTATTAGTCATATTGGGCTCCATTCCATCGTCCATCGTCCCAGCTGGAAGATTCCTGTAATTCTCAATTGCCCCTTCGCTTGAAGGCGGTTGTTCTTCCGTCTTTTTAGGCTGTTCAACGGCGAGTAGGTACCCTACAGCTCCTAACCCGAGCAGAAGAGCAACTTCAATCATCTTCTTTGTTAATCTGACCGCTTTTTCTTTTCTATTTTTACAGCCTCCGGTTTCTGCGGAAAGATCGCATGCTCCTGTGGTTTATGATGCAACCAGTCCATCCGACGATGTGTCTGGTCAGTTTCCGTTGAAGGTTTGGGATACGTCACAGGAGCTACTGGGAGATCGTCTTCTCCTGGGACATACATTTTACGATTAATTGGACTGTCTAGAGCGTAATTGCTCATTTGCTTATTGGTGAGCAGAAAGATTCCAACCGGACCAAGCGGAGCGATTAAAAGCATTCACCTTCATCGTATTCATCTGGCTCCTGAACTTGTTTACCATCTGGTTGAATGCACTGGGATCTGACCCAGGCAGAGGTAAAGGATACTTAGCATTCGTATTATCAGATGGTTTAGGTCCGTAGCAATTTACTCCAAACTTGGTGGCGGGGTCAAAGTATCCTCCGTTGATTCCAGGGCGTCCACATGCGGTGCTTTTATTCGGATCAGCTTGTAGCTGTGTCCACGTAGATTGCTGGGTAGGGTACAAAGCCATACCGCCCTGCGACCATCCATAAGCACACCACTCGGCTCCAAGAGTTAGAGCCGTATTCAACTGATCGTAAGTCGCCAGTTCAGAATCGTAGGCTGCACATACTGCAGGAGCGTCTTCGTACGTGTAATCATTTCCTCCAATGTGAAAGACTTCGCTCTGTCCTACAGGCTTAGGAGCTGAAGCAGTCTGATCCGACTTTGATGGGGCAGGAGAAGATTTAGATGCTTGATCGGACATATCAGAATTATCAGTAGTGGAATCCGCATCCATATCATGATACTCTATATGCAACATCCATGAATCATCAAAGTAAATCTTCAGGATTCCGAGCTTCCCAAGTAGAAGAATTACGCCTATCAGAATCGCAATCACAACTAGTGTCGCAAGAAAACTTCCAGTAGACACGAATGTCACGACAGATAGAAGTACGAGAACAACGCTAATAAGAATTAGCAGGCCCCCACTATTTAGAATAGTTTCGGCTTGAGACTTCTTGGAGCTTGTAGTAGTATCAGGGATTACGGCTGGACCTGTGCTTCCAGGCTTACCTGCCCATAAACTCTTGAACTCTGCTACGGGATCAAATGTTGAATCGCTCATTAATTGTTGAGGCGATAATAAATCAGCAAACGCATTTTATTGGATAACGGGAACTCCTTTGGTCCATGTTCTTCTACCCGCGTATCGTCCAAAGTATACCACGATTGCCCAACGTTATTACGACCATATGACCACCAGTGTGAACCGTTGTAGCAACATACAGCGAGTAAAGCATACTGTATCTTGTTAAGTATCAAAATACTCGAATAATTGACAGATGCTTGTGTAGTTACCATATGAAACACCATCACTTGCGGGAACGATCCAATAAGTTGTTGTTTCGTACACCCTTTGTCTTTACATGATTCGCACTTCCAATCAGAGATTTCATGTGGAGTCATAGCATCCATGATACATTGTGAAATGGGAGATGAAGGTCCAGATGAAGAAAGAGAGAATTCAGTTACCATATCTTCCTTGAGTTCCTTCTTCTTGCAGCTCTTACACTGAATTGAATCGGCGACTTTGAACCTACACAACTTGTCAAGAAAAGGAAGTTTGTCACATAAGTAGACAAATAGTTCGTGACTGTCACCAATACCTTGTCCTGCAGGCATCATTTCTGTCCGCACAGCTTCAAAAAACTCCTTTAGCCCATCACCTTTAGATGACCATATCTTGTACAGTGCCAGATCTATAGGGTTTGTTGGATCATACACTCCATCCGTATACCGTGTTTGAACTTCCGGTATGCGAAGTACTGATTGTAAACATGCATTCACCCAACAACTGCCAGAGAAGTTCATAAGCCCGAACATCTCTTTACTTAATGTTGTATGTTAGAGAAATCGGTTAAAAAGGGTTGCGGTGGTCCGTCAACCGGAAACGTTCTGGCAAGATCAGGATTGAATTCATAAACCCTGTCGGCTGGTCCTGGCTGGTCGGAAAATACGTACCCATTAGCCGCACCGCCACCCCTAGCGCCAGCACCGCCACCAGCACCTCCACCAGCACCTCCACCAGCACCACCACCAGCACCACCACCAGCACCACCACCAGCACCACCACCAGCACCGCCACCAGCACCGCCACCAGCACCGCCACCAGCACCGCCACCAGCACCGCCACCGCCCCCAAACGATCCTCTTCTCCCACCGTAACCAGAAGTTCCTGGGGCGTTAGTTACATCAGGACCAAAAATTTCGGGGTAAGGTCCTGCTACAGTTTTTCCACCAGCCCCTTTATTAGTGGGAATCGGTGGTGGGTTAGCGCTGGGACCGTATATAGGTTTAATAGATTGTCCAAACTTATTGGATGACGATGAAGAATCGTTTTGTTCTCCAAACGTTTTCAGCGTATCAATCAGCTGCTCGTTCGTCATATTTTCACGAGGGCGGTAAAACAGAATTACGAGAAGGGCAATACCTACCAGAATCCACACCCACATTGTCTTTGTTAGAATATAAGAAATGGCCCGGAAACATTCTCGTGGTCGTGTGACTCGTAAACGCCGCGGAGGCGGACTGGGAGCTACTTCAGCTACTTGGCCGCCGGACAATTCCGCGTTTGGTAAGTTTGTAGGTTCCCCACTGAACGCAGATAACTTAGATTTTGAAAAGTCGCCAAAAGGTGGTGCTAAGCGTCGTAAGACTAAGAAAATGCGCCGCCGCTCACTGAAACGTAAATAAGTACAGAGTCTGATTCAAATCAGCTACAATCTCATCACGAATATTCAGCAGATCAGTATCCTTACTGCTGAGTAGTTTCGGTAACCGCGTACTTAACCACTCCACTGCCTGTTTCAAAAGTTCAGGGCCTTCGTCGTCGTTGTAATTACGTAAGCGAATAGTACCGTTGCGCTGATTTAAGTTCAGACGACCATACTTACCAAAATACACCTCCATAAACTTATCGATAGATTCATCTAGACTATCAACCAGCTTATCTGTTGACTTATGGCGGGAATACTGCATAGTTTCCCAATGATAGATCTTTACTTGATTGCGCAGAGTCAGCATCAAATTCACAATTTCACCACTCATTTACTAGTATATTGGGGAAGTGTTTTATCGATAGGCATCGATTCAGTCTTGAATAAACCGTTTGAAAGCGCCGCATCACTTGCCTTGACTCCTGCCCACGATCCCGACATTGCATCATACCGAGCCTGAATATCAGGTTTCTTTACCTGTAAATCCAGGAACCCAGATGTTCCAGGAGTTGGGTCAGAAGTAAGATATGGTGCGGGCATAGACGTCTGCGGAACAGGGTTTCCGCCAACTGCGTTTAAGTATCCAGACCAATGCTTGTCCATTTTGTTGTCTTCTAAGAATTAAATGAAGGAGTTAGACGGCGAAAGTTTGAAAAAGGAGATTAAGTCTGGAAAACCTACAGCGATCTTTTTCTATATGGTCGGGTGTCCTCACTGTGATAAAATGAAAAAGCCGTGGGATGACTTGGAAAAGGAGATCCCTCACACGGATTTTTGTAAGATTGAAAGTGCCAAAGTTCCTCCGGAAATGGGTATTTCCGGATTCCCGCACTTTGAAGTTCACAATAAGTCAAAGAAAAAAGTAGTTGATGGGTCATCATCTAAAGCTGAACTAAAGAAGAAGTTATTTGGAACGGGCGGGCGTCGGCGCACTCGGCGACGTACCCTTCGGCTTACCCGTCGTGTTCGTAAGGTTAAGGTGTGATCCAAGAGCAGGCATGTACCCCTCAGACACAAGCTTACCATACCGAGCCGGAGGCGCGCTCGAGTAATCGGGCTCATCAATACCCTTTGCTAACCATTTCAAAAATCCATCCTGATCGTTAGGGATTGTGGCGGACTGGAGAGTATAGAACGGCATGATTGCGGTGGTCTGGTCAAACAGATCAGATGTGTCCATGTACATATCGGACGTGTGCTGGAAGGCCTTCATTATTTTAGACTGTACATCGCGACGCGTAACTGGTGCAGCGTCTTTACGATCAGGGTTGTCCAAAATATCAGTTAGAAGAGGATTCATGAAAGGATTATCGGGAGTGGGCATGGTGTACTCTTTTCCACTCACTGCAGCCTTGAATGCTTCCAGAACACGACCCTTTGGAAATAGAGTAAACAGTACAACCGTTGCAGCCATCACTGCTGGAATAGCCACAAGGTAGCCACTTACCTGTGTAGAAAGGAACAGGATGACGGAAAAGTACACAGAAAAGCGGACTACGGCATTCAGAGCCTCTACAGTGGTCATGTTCTTGGTAGGAACAAACTGACTCCACTTGTCCGGCGCAAATAGAATAGCTGGATCTCGGAACCAAATTTGTTCGGTCATCTTATTTCTAGCTTGAGTTTTTATCGCGCTGTTTCTTCTGTAGACGCGCCAACATTCTCTGACGACGTGCCTCTGGCGAGTTTCCTACTAGGACAGCTGCTGGAGTTTCGCCGCGATTCAACCCCATAGCATCATTGAAAATGTTCCCAAAGATTGACGTAACCTTCGCCTTAATTGCTTCAACTTCCGCCGTAATCTGCTGCTGAGTAAGCTCTCCACGCTTCATCTTATCCTTCAACATATTCTGGATCTTGGTTATGATCTTTTTGATGGTTGGGTGTTCAGGATTCTTAATCATTTCGATAAGTTCATCGGGATTCTCAACATTGATATTCAACGCCTTGACATCAATTTTCTCAACAATCTCGGTAAATATCTTGGCAATGCGAGTATTCATAATGAACTCCAAGATCTCCTTGAAATGATTTTCGCTTGCCTTGTCGTTCAAGATCTTGTTGATCTCGTCGCTATCCGTTCCAGTTTTGGTCCAGTAAGACTTGAAAATATCAATCATAGATCCAATCTTCTCCTTGATATCACCATGAAGGAAGGCACTAAGAACACATAACTGAAATCCCTTCCACAGATCTTCTTTTGAAACACCATCACGAGCCCAAATAGCGCTCAAATCAACATCAAAAAGTACACGGGGCTTCTCAGAAAAGAAGCTGTCGTCCCGCTGAAGAATCTTGAGAGCGTCTGGGTAGAACGTTTCAAGAATCTTTAAATCGTCCTCAAACTTTAGGACTGGCGATACATCGGAACACGCCTTTCGGATATCGTCAATGAAACTCTGAAATATCTTGGATGTGTCCATTTAGATTTTATGCTGAACAAATGTTTAAGCCCGATTTCCGCCGCGAGAAGACATTAGGGTCTTGTTGTCGGGTGTCAGGCATACGCAGCCAGTATCCGTGTTGAATACAGAAGGGCAGCAGTCAGTGGATACCTTGTTACCTACAAGTAACATCAGCTTATTCGAGTCATCGGGCTCGGATGGCAGCTTGGCAACGCCGCCGACAGGTGACGCCTCATTGGCCGACCATCCAGACACTCCACCGCCAATGTCAACCTGGTCGTAGGGACCCATACCCGCAGAGTTCAGGGGTTTTCCAACAGGCTGCTGCATGAAGCTCTCCTTAGAGGTCGGGGCTACGCGAGGTCCGAAGCGGACAAACAGCCCAGCCAGAACGGCTGCGACGAAAAAGGCTAGAACGAGCGCAGTTTTGTTCATTTATTACTATGAGGAGCGATTAAAAACCGGACGCGGCAATTAGGGATGCAAGTACAATTGCCAAAACTAATAAAGCAGGATTGAAAAGCGCCAAAATAAATGAAATTGCCAACAGAATGAAGACGAACGTTTTAACAATTGAAATAAAGAGAGTAACGAACGACCATACGAAATCAACAAGAACCTTAATTAAGAATGCCCCAATGTATCCTTGAGCCACAAACCGTTTCATAACATCTTGAATCTTCGTTAAATAGTGAAGGAACATGCTAGTAGATCCAGTAGCTTTTGACATAGTCTGGGCCATGAACGAAAACAGGAACTTGCGGATTCGAGATATCACGTAACGAAATAAACCAAGAGGACCCGTAAGTTGTACCAAAGATTCGCCCAAAACACCAAAATAACTATTCAGTTGAGCTTGAACGATTCCCCAAATACTAGAAGCCAAGGTATTCGTACAGTGAATAAAATTATCTGATGTGCTGACATCAGGACGAATAAACCCAGCTACCGGAATGTACATAGGATTGCATCGATACTCATCCCAATTATCTTTGATCTTTTCCCAGTTACCCATTCCATGAGCAACCAGAATTCCAAGAATGGATGCCAAGGTTGCTACAAGAACCACAATCATCCTGCTCTACTGATGTTATAGTCCTATTTTTATTCAGAATTTTTCTACGTTAGGCGTAGTCAATGACGAATAAGTAATCAAATTATACATGACAGGCATTCCCTCTATCAAATGAGTTACGGTTCCACAAACAACATCACCCTCCAGTATATCGCCAACCCGCACTTCGGCGATAGGGAGAGATCCGGAAACAGTGGTTGTTCCTACAATCCCAAACACTGGACCATTTTCCTTAAAGTCCATGAAAATATGGGTTCCAACGACGAATGATCGTAGGTGAGTATTGATACACACTAACTTCTTACTATCAGATGTAGGTACTGCATCAGGATGCTGTGCGACCGGAATGAAAGCATCCTTGTACCATACCTTGTGACCTCCAGACACCTTTGTATTTCCTAGCATATACATCGGAACATTCGTACCATCAATGGTGTAGATGGACGTTACATAATTGCTGTTAGGAAGTGAATCCCCAAGCTTCAGGTTTCTCATATAAACCATAGAACCATATCCATTCTTAATTAGAGTATCTTCGTCAAAGCACAAGAAGTTCATGGTTCTTCCAATAGGTCCATTGAGGACCGATGAACCTGTTTGGGAACCAGTTGTAAAAATGTAGACAAAAGACATCATAATACCCACTAACCGAGCCATGAGTGTTCGCATACGAATAATGATGTACTGGAATTGAGACATCAAATTCTGAATCTTTCCAAATACTGTTCCAACAATACCCAAGAATCCATCGCGTGTTTCTGCCATCATTTTCCGCATACTGTCTATTGAACCTCCGATTTGGCTAACAATGGATGTCATTGTGGAAAACTGGCTCATGATGGGATCAACGACGAATCCAGTGTAATCTTGAAAGCTTTTCATCGTACAATCATTGAAGTTCTTGAAAGGATCTTGCCCCACTAGACCTGCCAAAGGCATATATGCAGGGTTACACCGATACTCTGCCCAATTATTCTTCAGATCTTTGATGTTGTTCATTGCGAACATGTACAAACTGGCGCCTACGGCCACGAGTGTAGATATCACTACAATCGCAGTATCCATTACTCTTAAGGGTCAAAAACACAAAACGGATTTGGCGTAATTCATACTATGGAACTCAACGAAGATGGATTACCATTCTATGGAGCTCCCGGAGCTTAAGGCAATTGCCAAAGAACGTAAGCCAAAGATCAAGCATTACTATATTATGTCACGAGCACAGCTTATTCAGGTTCTGCTCATGGATAAGCTTCCTCAAAAAATGATTTTGGAGAAGAAGACCCTAAAGGAACTTCAGGTTGAAGCAAAGGCCAAAAATATTCCAAAGGTATGGAGTTTGAGACGACACGAACTGATGGAAATCTTGTATCCTCAATCAGAATCAACTCTTAGCCCTAAAAAGAAGAACGAGGATAATGATGATTGAAAGAAACATGATTACCCACAATAAGGTCAGTGCTACGATGTACGGATACAAATACTGGAATACCTTCGAAAGAATGGGAACCAGTATATTTTTTTCAAAGTAGGCTTGGAATTCGGGAGTAGTGAAATACTGCAAGGGGTCGGAGCCCATCTTATTTCCACGTTCGCTTTTATAGCCGGAAAACTACCGATTTTTTTATTCACTTCATATCAAAGAAATGAAGGGCCAGACGACCAAGTTACTTCTTGCGCTCGGCGGCGTAGTCGTTGTTGCATGGCTAATTAGCAGCTATTCTTCTGGCAAGGCGGTGGTTGGTGAAGGCATGGAGGCGAACCTGGACAGGCTGGCCGGATCACTGGGAGTACAGGGCCCTGTTTCTGACTCCGGCCCCTATGGTGCCCCCGCGACGTCGGCAGGTGGTAATGCCCAGCCCACGGAGCAGGTACAGGGCCGTCACCCTGCCTCCCAGTCCACGTACTCAGAGAACACTCTGAGCGCTGGTGAGCTCCTCCCTAATGGCGAGATCGGTGCATCGTGGGCGGCTGTAAATCCTGCGGCTGTTGGTGACCTCAAGGGCCAGAACTTCCTAGATGCTGGTTACCATACTAACACGGCGATCGCTGGTGTTTCTCAGACGAATCGGAATGCCTCGTGGGATATCCGCTCTGAGAATCCCAACCCCCAGTCCAAGGTTGGCCCCTTCCTCCAGACCACGATCGCCCCTAACCCGTTCAAGCGTGGGCTGGATGCGTAAATTGAAACTACGTAAGTAATAATGTGGCCAGTTGCCCTGCTTGGAGCAGGAGTCGCTCTGGCTTATGCCTCTACACGGGGTGTAGCGAATATAACTGAAGTCAAGAGCCGCACTGATGGAAAAGTATGTAAAGTCCAAAATTTGCCGGATAAGCAACAGGCGTGTGAACGATTGGCGGAAGTGCGTCAGAATCTGGATAAGCTCATGCAGAAGTACCGTGATGATACGGCATCTGCAGCAGATCCTCGCGTCAAAGTCCTTTTGGACCGATATAATCCAGATAACATGTGCGAAAACGATATCAACGCCGATTCTACATCGTATTCGGAAAATAAAGGTGATAAGATCGTGGTGTGTCTGCGCGATAAAGCTCCGCCATACAAACTGGTGGACACGAATACTATTATGTTTGTAGTGCTTCACGAAATGGCGCATCTGATGACTACGACTATTGGTCACACGCCTGAATTCTGGACGAATTTTAAACGTATTCTCCAAGATGCGGTCAGTGTAGGAGTGTATACGCCCGTTAATTACGATCGGAGTCCTACATCTTATTGCGGAATGACGATTTCGTCAACGCCGATATAAACCTGTACAAAAATGCGCTCTAATGAATAATGTTGAGGAAGGAACTCGTAAACGTTCTTTCAAAAGAGAAACATACTGTTTCCTTTTTTGAAGATGATAGTGTTGAAACTGTCAGGGAACAACTTGCGAAGTCAGCGAATACTCATCCTGATCGGATGTTCGTACTAGTATCCCTGAAGCTGCCGAAAGATTACTATACGGCAGATCCTCGGAACTGGGAAACCCTGTTTGAAAGGTTATCGTATAACGGTAGAGCAATAGAAAAGTCGGTGTTTGACGAGTATCAAACCAAGTACCGATTCCCAAATACCAACGTAGCGTACGCGAACTACGACCGAGGAGAATGGATGTCGTACCCAAACGAACTAAAATCTCTATTTTCTAGCGAATGTTCAGAGTACCGTATTTTCGGTGTACCAGATGACAAATCTTTCATACTACCAATTGAAAAAGAAAACTCGTTCCTGTCACGTATCCCCGCTAAAAGTTTGCCACGACCCGATAACACGAAAATAGTGACATCATACTACGATATTGAAACCATAGATCATTTCACATACAAGATTTACCAGGAAGACGAATCTGCTTTATATTACTATCCTTACCTACGATCTGATACTCCAAATATTCTTTCAGACGAAGCTGTGCGCTTACTGGAAAAGAACGCCAAATTATTAACGGATTTACTTGATCTAAAGATCCCAAAAGACCATCAGCATTCGGGAACGCATGTTCTGCATACTCGTTTCTACATTCCTTGGGTAGGTACTGATTTTGGGAGCGCAATACGTACTCGCTTCGAACAAATATTTTACGGTTTAACTGTTTCATCTACTGTTCCTTACATTGGTCTATTCACATCCAAAGACGAAATTAATCGTCATAAGTTTTTCACCGAGAATCCCAAGACTGAAGAACCTTATTTGAATATGTCAGATTGGAAAACATGGTGGTCAATCACGAAACCAGCCCGTAATCGTCCAACCCTTATTTTGTACCGCGGCAAGTCCAAGCAGCACTTTGATCGTATCCTAATTACGTCTGTGGATATGATTGTATCTACGAATCGTCCCGAAAAGAATACCGAAACCCCAGAAGAACTAAAAAAATCGTGTGATAAATGGCTCAAGACGTTTGATGCAGTCATACCGTTTTTGGACGAGAAGGATATTCACCCAGATCGTTGGGAACTACAGGAAATGAAGATTATGTTGTCGTATCCTAAACCGGTAGATGACCTAAGTATTCTGCGTTTCAATTGTATTTCTCCGTTCTACTCAATTGCTGATAAAGCCAAATCGTCGTTCACGATGATGCGAACTGATCATGAGAACTTTGGAGTAACATCAATTGATGCCAAACTGATTCAGATGGCCCAAGAAGGACCATTGAATCCTAAAGACGTAGCCCAGGAACTATCTATTACGCCAGACAACGCTTCAAAGCTTATTAACGATATCATATCTCGACGTGAAGAGAATAATAAGTTAGGGGACCGGATTTTTCGTGGGTATCCTACGATGATTATTGGTAGCGATTTCATTCGGGTTTCAGCCGTAAAAGAAACCCATTTGTCTACGAAGTATGCGGATATCTTGCGGTACATTCTATCTAATCCCGAATCTGATGAACTAGACAAGATATGTCCTGCTCGGTTACAAACTATAGCCGCTGAAGCTGCCACTATACATACTAACGTAGTGAATGAAGATGCATTAGTTGATGACGCTTTTGCGGATTTGCTGGACGACTTTGATCCTGGGAAGGAAGAACCTGTAGTTTTGGAAAAAGATGAAGCTCCAAAAACTACTCTGGATGTCGCGAATCAGCGCAAGACTACCTACAACTATTTTGCTTCTCGTCTACGTTCATTTGACCCCGCAACGTTTGTACCTGAAGCCGATTTTGCACGTCAGTGTGAAAAGACAATTCAGCCAGTAGTTCTTACTCCAGCAGATAAGAAACGTTTATCTGAATTTGAGAGTGGAAAGTATGACCCGATAAAAAATGCGGAAGCTGGTAAGTTACTGGATGTTTCCGAACCGGATGGGACAATGGTTTGTCCAGAGTACTGGTGTACGAAAGATGAAATACCTCTTCGAAGTGATCAATTAATTTCAGAAGACGGAACTTTGAAATGCCCAATATGCCACGGAAAACTAGAAACATCCACAACGTCAGATCCTCGCGAATTTCCTCTAATTAAACGTAAAAACGGTCATATTTTCCCACGGCCAAAGTACAAATCTCCAGGTAACGGAAAAGATATTCCATGCTGTTACACGACAAACCGAACTAAACGAATGCAAAAACCTGAAATCAAAGATAAGTACTACGTATTTTTAGATACTAAAAGTCCATTGCCCGAGCTTCGTCTAGCTAAGCTAGATAAGAAAACAATTGAGATATTTGATTTGAATGAACAGTATACAAAACTGGATAATCAGCGTATATCAGAGAACGGCGACGGATTTTTTAGGGTAGGTCTGGGTCGTGCGTCTACAACGTTACCTACATTATTGGGAATGTCCCAAACTATCCCTTTGCCTCGCGAATCGGTAAAAACTGTTCTAAAATGTTCGTTTATGCGGTTATGGGAAACTCCAACGGATACTCATTTCAAAGAAGTGTATGATAAACTAGGAGATTTCAAAGATACTGCTGTTCGGGAAAATGTTGCACGTACTATTTCGGGAATTGATGATGCGTTCGTGAAAAAGGAGTTATCTCCTATTCAGGAACTTGAGTATTCTGCTCTAGCTTTGAATTGTGACATATTTCGTCTGAATGTGAAAACACATACGATTGGATGTTTACTTCACTCTTCACTGATCAATCCTCGATCGCGTGGTATTGTTGTACTACAGCGCGACGAAGAAATAGATATTTTGGCTAACGCTAAGCGAACAAAAAATGTTTTTGCGTACAGTTCTAATATCTTTGAACCTCCATTTGGAAAGTTTATAGGTAAAGTTGTTATTCGTCAGCGAGATAAAGCGTGTGGGGCGGAAATCCCCAATTATACGGAAGCTCAAAAAGTACGCGAGAAGTTATTCACTGAACCTTATTCGGTTATCTTAGATCCCTTAGGGCGGGGACAGGCACTATATATTCCTAACAAACTTGTACTACCTTTCCAAAGCTCGGTTTTACCAGACACTGAGGACCCCAAGATATGGGGATTCTCGAATCTTCATTTGCCGACGTACGATACAATGAAAGATGTTCTGTCCAAAGCCGAAGCTACTACAAAAGGGTATGAGTTTGAAGAAGGTCTGTACAATACGCAAGGGCTCCGATCCGAAATTCTTACAACCAGTGGATTACGTATTCCTATTAAACCCGAAAAAGTCGGAACAGGTGTTCCAAAAGAGATTATTGGTACAGTGGCAGAGAGTGGAGAATCGGAGTTAATGTACGGACAACCAAACCCAGATCTAAAAGAAACGTATTCCGAAATATCCTATGACGGTGAAGTATACGACTTCCTGGTTTTCCAGCTATCAAAAGATTTGGAAGATGATGAGTACAATGATTTACGTTCTGTGCTCACTGCTCAGCCTTTGAAACGTAAAGATGTAGAAAAAGCTTTGAAGAAGTGGTTTGATCGGGTCACGCAGTTTGTGGATATCAAAGAGTCCCGCGAATTTGTGTCAAAAATCCGAGCGCCATGCGGACAATTCAAAAAGAAGGATTGTAAAGGCAATCTGTGTGGATGGGACGGAAAAGTGTGCCGCATCCAAATCAAGAAATCGGTCAAAGAAGACAGATTATTTAACCGACTCTTCTCTGCTGTCTTCGATAATTCAAAAATTCGGGCCGTAGTCCTCGACGGACGAACAACCCCATTTTTTAGTAGTATTTTGTATTTCAAGTTACCACATGAGGTTATACTCACGGATAAACAGCTTTAGATATTATCAATATCCACTTCATCTTCATGTCCTTCAAACACAAATCCGTCGTCCTTAGCAGTAGTACGGGTTTGGAGATCTGCAGTATCGGTTACCGCAGATGTTACATTAGAATGTACAGGAACCAGTTCCTGTATCTTAGCGAGTTCTTCGCGTGACACAATTGCCATCATTTCCAGTGCCAGTGCACCAATCACACCCGTCTTAGCGACGAGAATGAACGTGCCGGGCGACACCATCATAGTCTTCCTAGCCCGGCCGGTAAACCGACCAGGGATCTTAGCTTGTCCTACAAACACCTTTTCGTCGTGCGAATACACGACCTCAATCCGAGCGTTGCCCAGGTTCTTAATGACCCGCGCAACGTAGATTTCATCATCTATAACTTCACCAGTCTTAAGCTGCTTCAAATCGTAAATGTAGTCAGAAACAACGCCATCGCTCTTACGCTTGGAAGAATCTCCAGAATGACGTGGCATTTTAATACTCTTTCTTAATCTGTATTTCTTAAATCCGTTTTAGTTACCGCCGACGACCACCAGTTACAGCCCCAGTCACTGATCCTAATAGAGTAGGAGGAGGAGCCATCACCTTCTGGTATCCAGCATACAGCGCATATCCTCCACCAAGTAGCCAAATGATTTGCCAGAACCAGCTGGTAGCGCTGCGATTATGGTTTGCAACAATGCCCGAAATTGTGCTTACAAGAATCCACCCACCAACAACTAGAAGAAAAACGCCAAACCAGTCCATTTGTTTATAATGGGCGGATATTTAGTACCGGCGGCGCCCTCCAATAGTCATAAGCGGAGGCGGGGGCGGATATAACGTTCGGTATCCATAGTACGTAACTATGAGTCCACCAAGTAAGTAAAACGACTGGAAAACCCAACCAGTCGTGCTTGTTGGGGTATTTACGACCATACTGTAAATCGTGTAACCAACAACGACAAGTCCGAACAGAAGTAGAAATGATCCCCCAATTGCACCAAACATTTATTCTTAAGAACCTATTTTATGAAACCGTTTGGTCCATGAAATAGTTTTTCAACTGTTATTTTTATACACCAGTGTCCACCACTCGCTTTAAGGAAGCGAGATCCTTTACGCCTTGACCTCCGGCTTGACGAAGTGGACCTTCAGGAAAGACTGGAGGTTCAGGTACGTGACCTCCTGACCGTCCTTCGCGCGGAGGAGCTTGCCGAGCTTGGCATCAGGAATAATGCGGCGCTTGAAGTTGGGATCGAAGCACGAGTGCGTCTTGACGTACGTCGAGATGAACTTCGTGACATCCGTCTGGGAGCGCTGGGACTTGGCAGGCAGACCCATGAACGACGCCAGCTCGTCCGTGATCGGGCGGAGCTTGAGGAAGGCGTTGTTCGCACGGCGGGCCTCCCACGCGGCCTTCTCCTCGGGCGTCATGTCAGCAACATCCTTCTTCACGCGGCGCTTGGAGTTGCGGACATCGCGCTTCAGGGCCTTCGCAGCCTCGCCGGCCTCCGCAACCAGTGCACGAACACGCGCCGTCCACTCCGTGCCGAGCGCCTTCAGGCTCTCCTGGAGCGTCGCGAGGATCGTCGCAGCAGAGCGGGACTCGGAGGCATCGGCAGCTACAGCCGGAGCAGCGGCGGCAGCGGCATCAACAACAGGTACAGTTACCTCAGCCTTGGCAGCGGACTTCTTGGCCGGGGCAGCCTTCTTGGCGGGAGCAGCAGCGGCAGGGGCAGGGGCGGCAGCGGGGGCGGCGGTCTTCTTGGCGGCAGGCATCTTCGTGTTTGACTTAATGGCAGAGTTAGAAGACGACATTTCTAACGCGGTTGTTATACTACTAGTAGTCCTTACCTGTTTAAATCACAATCTAGTCAAGGCGCTCACAATTATGAAACAGATAGGGTAATTCTCTGGACAGTCGTACAAAATTGACAAAAGTACCTTGGAAACAGACCAAGAACACTGGAGTCTGTTTGCTCTATTCTTTTCAAAGTTGGTTATACAGGCTCTCATCCAATGAATGTACTTGTACCGTCTAGAGCGTATAGAATGCTCAGTGGCAAACGCTACTATATCCATTTGAATAAGATTTATCAGAACGTACATCTGCGACCTGTTCAAGGAAGAGAACAGTAAATGATTCATATCAAAAAATCCATTCTCTTCAATGATCTGACATACTGTCAACCATTTCTCATCCACTAATTCGGAAAAATGTTCAGGTAGAGGAGGATCGTGATAATTTTCTATTTCCAACTTCTTTCGTATTCTGCAAATATCACGTAATCGTCTTCTTGTTTCTATTGTCAACGGTTGACGAGTATACGGATTTTCTGGTCTAGCTGAACGTTTCAAAATATGGTACATGCTTCGAACATCAAACCAGTAAAGCTTATCAGCTTCTCTGAATGAAAAATAGTTTAGAGGATTCAACTTTTCCTTTTCATCCAGTGTTACCAATTCTTCAGTGTTATGGCATGCAGATCGTTTTAGAACTCCTTCACCAGCTAACTTCAATCGGTGCCTCAAAAAGTAACCCTTCCAAATTTTTTGAATAACAGTAGCTTTTTGATTTCCATTGTTCACATCTGCCCATAGACGCTTGTTTTTTGTCTTAGCGTGCTTTCCACAGAACAAAAGGCCTTTCATGGCTTGAGAAGGACACTGCTCTGTACTTGTCTTGTTCTTGCAGGATGCACACAGAACCATTATTTAATGTTCTCGTTTCCTTTCCTCTAAAGCATAAATTTGGTTTTGTTTCCCCGAAAACGGATTTACACCTTTCTAACCTATAAAGATCACAACAACAAGAAAGATGAACGGTCCTATTCACTCGAGCAATATCGATGTCAGCAACGTAACGTTCCAGGTAGGTCAGGCTAAGGCAGGTCGCAATCCGTCAATCACGATGCGCTATAATGGCAACAGTCTGCTTATCCGTCTGCCCCGCGTTGGCTACCCTGGTGGGTGCCTGGTGCGCGAGGGCGATAACGGTATGAAGACGTACACGCTCATTGGTTCCCTGAAGGGTGCCGATCCGTATGGCAAGGAGCGTTCGGCTGGTACCGATGATATCGGTAAGCTGTACAATCTCCTGACGGATCTGGAGAATCACATTATCAAGGCTGCTGTGGAGAACAGCACCAAGTGGTTCGGCAAGAAGCGTTCAGAGGAGGCGATCCGTGATGCATTCAAGCGTATTCTGAGTTTCTCAGTAGACAAGGTTGATGGTGAGTACGTGCCGAATGGCAAGTATCCTCCCAGCTTCCGCGTCAAGGTTCCGGTCTACGAAGGTCGCGTGTCCACGGAGATCGTGGATGCGTCGCGCAACCCTGTGACATATGTCACGCCCGAGTCGCTGACCTCTATCTTCCCTAAGGGTGTTGAGGCAAATCTCGCAGTCAGCGGCAGCATCTATGTGATTGCTGGCGGTGGCTTTGGTGTGACATGGCGTCTGACGGCAGCTCAGGTATTCCCTCAGATGCGTCGTACGGCTGCACAGATGTTCGATGATGAGTCGGGCGCTCCTCCTACGATTGTAGAGGATGAGAATCAGACTGCTCAGCCTGATGAGAATCAGGCTCCAAATGAGGATTCGGAGTATGGTGCTGGATCTCAGGCTCAGCAAGTGAATGAGCAGGCTCAGGCTCCTGTGTCTGCGCCGGCTGCTCGTCAGCCTCGTCGCCGCCCGGCGGCGGGTGCGGGTGCACCTTAGACCAAACACATGAATCTGTGGGAGCAGTATACATAACAAAAGAGTCATCAACAAAAAGTACCGAGCAATTGGAATCAATGTAAGGTCTTTTTATTTCCGGGCAGCCGCTCAGAGATAAAAGCGACTTTTTACCACACTTTGGACATTCGTGTATCTCTGGCATTTTGATCACCATTTCTGGCGTGACAAGTCGGATACTTGTATTCAAGGTCTTATCAAACACAGTTTTAAAATCATCTTCTAGGCAATCCTGATAAGCTTCATTGGACATAATGGACCAAACGGTAGCGTCTTTGCATTCCCACTTCTCCTGAAAAAGAGTTGAGAACACGTTATCTCGGAACCAGAGCGTGAAAAAGATCTCTGGATGCTCTGGATGGTGCTCAGCAATACCTACCCTTTTTGAGTTCTCGTCGTAAAGAGAGTACACGTTCCAATCAAACGACCGATCCAACGATCCGCGGTATACGTCACGACCATTGTAATGCCACTCTTCGGCATCATAATCGTCATCATGATCAGCTATATCTTCCGAGGTATCTCGGTAGACGTAGTTGGGTTTTAGAATTGAATACATTATTCAGTAACAAGTTAATCAAACTTTACAGTTACACGCACATCGTGACGGGTCATGGACTTGGTAGCCGAATGCGAAAGTTCGTGTCGCTTCTTCTTAGGACCATCTGCCTCCTTAGCTTCGTGTAGACGAGTTTCCATATCAGTATGAATCGTTTCGCGATTCTTCTCAAGGTAATCCAGCACCTCATCGGAAATCGCCCACTCAAAGAAATTCAGCTGCCCGACAGTCGTATCCATATCGTGAAACTTAATGCGCTTCCATCGACAGAATGGATCGAACATTTTCTTACTGTAAGCTTTGAGATGTGACTTGTATGACAGGTAAACAATCACGTGCTTGTTGGCCTTGGTCATGTACGAAATATTGTACTTCTTTGCATAATTGGTGACAAACCAATCAATAAGACGAAGAGATAGGTTAGACTTACCACTCAGAATATCGCGAACGCGCTCAGTGTTCTTTTCAGTATAAAATCGCTCGAGGCGATACAGTACCCATTGTTCCTGACTCTGTATTTCCATTTACTAATCTTCTTATCTAGCCTGAAAACGGGTTTAGTTAATGTAAACATATAGAGTCAAATGGACCTAGATAAAGTTGAACAGATCTTACTTCTTTACGGTCAGGATGACCAGCGCACAGATGCTTGGCATACCAAGCGAGGAGAAATGCTTACGGCTTCCGAGATTTATAAGGCAGTTCACGATGCATCACCTGCTCTGAAACACGAGATCGTGATGTCCAAACTTACTCCCAGGCAGCAACAGCAGTCGGGGTTTGGACCCAAAGCTCTTATGTGGGGAACAAGGTTTGAGCCTATTGCCAAGCACATATACATGACGTATATTCAACCAGGTGTTCGCATCGAAGATACAACCTGTATTCCTCATCGGGACCACTCGTTTCTAGGCGCATCGCCAGACGGTATTCTGATTTCAGAAACGAAGGATGATCCTCGGTATGGACGTCTAGTAGAATTCAAGTGCCCCATATCCCGTGATTTCTCTGACGAAACACCTATTCCTACAACGTACTATCACCAAATGCAGCTGCAGCTGGAGTGTACTGATATGACAGAGTGCGACTATGTCGAAATGAAGTTCAAGGAGGTGACGTATACTGAATGGTTAGAATCTACCGCTCAGTATAAATCTTGGTTTGCAATTGATGAGAGTGGAAAAGTCGTGTATCGGGAAATTGAAGACCAGCGCGATGTAGCAACATGGCGTCGCGAAATGATGCCAACTTTGGAAACTGAGTGGTGGACTACTGTATATTGGGTGTTTGATAAGTACCGTTCAAAATTGGTTCCACGTGACCCCCAATGGCTCTCAACTAACCTCCTGAGCTTTCAGGAAGTTTGGAATACGGTACAAACTCATCGGGCGGCTGGAACGGTGCCAGACCATCCCAAGGAAAAAACAATTCTAACTATTTGATACCGTCATATCAGTGGTTGACTTAATACCTACGGGAAAATCAAATACTGGATTATTAGGAACAATAACTTGAATGTTTCCCTTTATAAATGAATTGGATAATAGATCATCGGCTGGAACATTAATATGACCATCCGTATACGTTAGTAACTTCCTAGCGCCCGCCTTTGAAACTACATAGGCCGTCGTATGGTTAAAGAACTTCTTTTCAATATTGAAGAATGATTTATTGACTGGATCAGTTTTTACGAAAGGGTACCATTCACTAGAACCCAGTTGAATGATATCAAAATATAAAGGCAAATCGTGAAGAACATTCATATCTCCAACAGTTTGGGCATCGTCTTCTATAACAAGATAGTTGTCAACATGTGGATCTTCTAGGAGTTTCTGGTAAAGCTTAATGTGACTCCATGAACATCCAAATTCTCCAATAGCCATTTTTTGACCGTTCAAACGAACTTTTTCATCGTATTTCATACTTTCTCCGTTGTAGGTAATTGTACTTCCTGAAACAGTAATGTCTTTCCCATTAACTCCGTAAAATACCTCGTTATTCATTCCAAACGCGGTAAGATCTGCCTGGAGTTTTTCAACTATTGGAATACGATCCTTACTACTGTGAAGAGTCAGAACAATAGCTTTCATCGTTTTAGTTGGGAAAATAATGTTCCTAATTCGCGGGAAAAATCCAAGTTCGGTGATGATCTTCTGCTTAGCTGATCGGATAGCATCAATACGTTGGGACCACCAGTCTTCTTCGACGGCTTTACGAACAATTTCGGAAGCCTTTGCAGGGTCTTCTAATGGCAGACGAACAAACGCTTGGGGATCAATATATGTTTCCAAATTTGGGCATCCCCAATAAAATGGTAAGCACTCACACATCAAAGGTTCCCAAATCTTTTCAGACGCATAATTGATTTCTGAGTTGTTTTCTACCGCCAAAACGTACTTGTACTTTGAGTATACACTGTACCGATTGTCATCTGGGACAGGTCCAATATAGGACGTAAGATTGTGGTAGTTTTCCTTGCCATACACATGAATTGTTTGCATGTCACGCACAAACTGAATACGTAAACTATGACCTGTATCGTTCGTTTTATTGCTCAGAACAATAGCAGCTTCATCCTTTTTTGGAGGAAGGGTTTTGAGATCTCCATTCAAAGACCACTGAGCTGGGTTCAGAAACATGCGATGAGAGTTTACGTGTAGAAATTTTGAAGGATCGGGATTTGCCCAAGCCCCCCATGTCTTCACACCCCAAGATTTGGAGTCATCATATACCCATGGCTCCATCTGAAAAATCATACTTTTTTTAGGGTCGTAGAACTCTTCGGTATTTGGCAAGTTTACGATAGCGTAGTAATCAGCTTCGTCTTTCCACGTAAGTTCGAAGCCGTCATGAGGCATGACTCCAAACTCTTCGGCCATTTTCTGCGATGACTGCCAGTTCCCGATCAGCTTTAACTTAGGAAGTTTACTTACCGGATTCTTAACATTCTTGATATACATTCCATCTTCTGGTCCAAAATACGGTGATTGCTTTAATGTATTCACATTGACCTTACTCTTGAAAAACCCAAGAGTATTGAATCCCATACACTGAGGATTTCCAAGAGCGAGTCGTTTAGCTTCTTCTATATTCACTTTGTTGAAGAATAGATCATCGCCTATATGATCCAATCCCTGTACAAACGTAAAGTCTTCCACAATATTATCAAAATCTACAGATGTGTAATCTTTCTGAATATCGGTATCAACATTCTGACCAGTGCGCTCATACCATTCGGAAAATACAATCTGTGGCCGCAGTTCAGTACATTTCAGCTCCTTACAAATCTTTACAACGTAATCAATACCGTGCTTAATACCATTCTTGGCAATATAATCTACAAGAATACGAGCACCTTTCTTATTTAGAGAGTATGCAAATCCAGCGCCAATATTCAAGTCATTCTGCATATCCCCAATCGTTATTGTGCCAGACTCTTTGACGTAAATATCCTTGGTTGCCTCACGGTTGGCACTGAACATGTGGTATCCCAAAAATAGGTAATCGTGAGTCTTGAACACATCTCGGGAATTCAATGCATCATAAACTTTCTTAAAATTTGGTGATAGGGTCACATCGTCTTCAAATATAATGTAGTACTCGTCGTTGCTATTCAGCAGTGCCTTCCATAGGGTATAATGGGTAAGAGCACATCCGACAACTCCAGAACGTGATCCAAAATCATTGCCTTCAAATAGCTTCTTGAGTTCAAATGTCGGCTTGATTTGTTTGCCATCAATTGCCTCAATGAACTCGTAATCATAAAACTTAATGTCGGCAAACAGTTTCGTCATTGTTTCACGTCGATCGGGGCGGCGCTTGAGATTAATGACCTTCATCTTTTTAGACTTGCTGAACTGATTCTCGTTATTTAGTTCGTATGCATTCTTAACTTTACCATCGTTTCGCTCAGATGTTAGGCGACCAGTGTGGCGGCAACAAATCATATCAAAGAATGCGGACTTGTGTCCTGCCTCCACCCACTTCTTAGCATAATCCATCTCAAAGAACGTATTAGGACTATCGTAATTTCCGAGTTTCAAGATGGTTTCAACATCAATCATACTTGGACGGAAACTGTAATGCGGCCAGTAGTGGCAGTTCTTGTAAGGAAACTGGCCCTGCTTGTAATCATGAACAACAAAGCCAGAAGTTAGTGGAAGGTATCCACGCATATCTACGTCCTCAATCGTTTCAGCATATCCACGGTTAAATAGGACCTGTTTAATACCAGGTTGTTTCTTCAGTAACTTAATAGACTCGCTGACATACGGACGCTTTACGTGAAACAGAAAATCGTCTTCCATGTGAATCCAGTATTTGGGTTTCAATTCATTCAGCTTATTCCAAATGATGTTCATGCTTTCACGATGCCCCTTCTCTTGCAAAGTTTTATTGTAGAACGTGATCCAGGGATACATCTTCTTCATTTTTGCGCGATCTTCCTTAGATGAATTGTCATCAACACAAAACCATGAATTGATTTGGTCGGCATCAATCCAATGATTCAAAATAGAATTCACAGTTTCGGTGAACAGATCAAGGCGCTTACATGAGGTAAATGTGATAATCACATCTTGCTTACCAGGATTCTGTTTGAACTTTGATGGGGCTGTCAGAAGTCCTCGGTTCTTCTTAAAAAGCATATTCCAAATAATTGCAGTTTCGCGAGGTTCATCACACGATTGAATATAATTCGTCAGATGATAGAATAGTCCAAGCGTATCTTTATCATCGTTCAATTCGTTCATATGGAATCGTATGTTCTTAAATGTCCGATCACGAATACCTGGTTGAGCAATATTATTTAAGATAACCTTCTTACAGCACTCATACGACAGTTTCTTATTATTGCACATATAGGCACACAGACCTGCATTAAATTCGAAAACATCGTTATAAAAGTCCTGATACAAAAACAGTTTGTCTTGGGGAGTCTTGTTATAATTCTTGTACTTCTCATATAGAAGAACGACTAAAGTGTGCAGTCCTGCGTCTTTCAGCATTTCGGCAGCAAAGAATACGCCTTCTGTACGATCAGAATCAAACTGTTCGGCCTTCATAAAGTATTCTAACGCTTTTACGAACTGCCCCTTAGCTTTGTACTGAAATCCTACCATTAAACACGCATAATACTTCTCCTGGGCCCAAGAATTGAGTTTGTCCGCAACAAGCGTATACCATTCAATAGCGTCATCTGTACGACCACAGTCCTTGAAACTTTGGGCACAGTAGAACGCATACCGATTTGCCAGACCTCCTCCGGTTTCTAGTTCTTTATGGTAAGCAGCTTTCAAAATCATAGCATCCTTCAAGTACTTATCTTTATCGCGGCTACGTGCTCCAGTCTTACCCGAATCAATGAAGTAATTTCCGTCAATATTACCTTCAGACGGATGCCCTTCTTCAAGAGAAAGGAACTCATGCAAAACTCCTACGAATTTCGTCTTCTTATGGGCTGTCACGAGAAGTGGGCGATAGTAAGTAAACCCTGACCCAAAAATCATCTTGTAAAAATCGTGGGTCAGTTTACTTGGTAACTTAAGAGTACCGTGAATGGTATCGTCGGCATCAAAGATGAAAATATAGTCGGCCTTCTTATATGCTCCCTGAAGAGCCAGGGTACGATTATGACCAAAATCACGCCATTCATGCTGCAAAAGTTCTCCTGGAATGTTTTTGGATTTAAAGAAGTCTGTAATAATTTCACGGGTCTTGTCGGTAGAACCGGTGTCACAGATCACCCAGTAGGAAAAGGTAATATGTTTCACTAGATTCTCTAATGTTTGTCCAATTACGTGTTCTTCGTCTTTTACGATCATATTGAGGCATATTGTGCTCATTTGACTATTCATGTTTCAAGCGCTTAAGCTGTTTTCAAAAAGGAACGTAGGAGTTCCAGGTGTTAACGCGGTAAGGAGTTTCTACGCCCGCAGGAGGCCTTGGAGCTGGTTCAGTGGGCTTGTAATGATTCGTCTGCTGCACATAGGACGAAGTACGAGTTTCATCGGTCTTCCTGTCATTTGTCTTATCAATAAACGCAATCTCAAATCCTTCGCGCGACTTGTAGATAACGTATCCAACAACGGCTAATCCAGCCAGAAGTGCTACAAATGCCCAGTCCTTCATTTACATATCTACAGCGTAAAAATGGAATGCCGTTTTCGTAGTATCCAAAGAGTAAAGAGAATGGACGACCGAGCAATGAAGACACTGAAGGAGATGCTACTTGATCGCGGAATCAAGGGAGATGTGATGGATCCAGTGACTCCCGCCATGGATGAAACACATATGTACAATTTCGGTGGAGTTCTGGTTGTTTATAGTACTAAGAATCGTATCGCCAGTATTGGTCCATTTGTGGAGTTTGCCAAGGAGAACGGGTACAATTCCAGTATGGTGATTATCAGCGAAACGTCACTAAGTGACCGTGTTCTGGCTTCACTCGTAAACCATAACGCAAATCGCGAGAACAATTTCGTTCAGGTATTCCTACTTGCAAGTCTGTACTTCAATATTTCCAAGCATCATCTGGTTCCGAAACATCGGTTGCTGGACGATAAGGAGAAGGCTGAACTTTCGAAGTCCTATGCTAATATGATGAACCTTCCTCATATTCTGAGTCAGGATGCGATGGCGAAGTATTTGGGTGCTAGACCGGGTGATGTTGTCGAAGTCACTGGAATGTGTGATACTTCGGCTGAAAATAAACGGTGGCGAATTTGTGTCGCGGAAACAACAAATGGATAACCAGTTCGATACTCTATCCCGAACTTACCACGATAACTATCTCCAGTATGCTACGACTGGAAAGGAATCATATAAGAAAGCATATGAAGCAGCAGAGGATGGACTACAGTCAATCATAGATTCGCTCAGCAAGCAGGTACACGACAATACTACCTCAATAAATGATGCATTAGGATCTAATGCCAAATCTATGTTCGCTGATAAACAGGATTCTTTGAATAATATTGGTATTGAAATACATAAACAAAGGGATCGAGTTACTGCGGCTCAGATGCGTCAGCCCCCACCGCCAGTCCCTTTTTCACACCAGACTCAGTACAACTTAATTGGGGTATTGTTGGTCACTATCGTCCTCCTACAAGTGTTTTAAACCCACCCGTCACCTGTTTGACCACATTCGTCGTCCATGATGCCCGAATAGCTAACATGATAATTACCAAACACAGAATTGTCAGTGCGGCCAAGTATATGTTGTAAGCCCAAATAGCGGCATCTAACTTTTTAGTTGCTGTAGCTTGAATCATTTTTAGTGTCTGAAGCTTGTCAATCGATGTCTTCAAGTTCTGGTAGTCTTGCTGGTACTTGATTAGATCAGTTGTTAAGCTTTCAAGTGTAGCTGTATCAATTTGATCAGTGCCTTGACTGAGTTGAGTAATAATACCTCGAATAGAATCTGTCAAGTTCTGGTTTATAGCTAGAACTTGCTGGATAAGATTGTTCTGAGCAGCGGTATCAGTTTCTTGAATAGCAGCATAAATGGCAGTAGAATACTGGGTTTTCAGAGAATCATATTGCGTCTGAAAATTCTGAAGATCAGTTTTTCGCGAATCTTCGAACGCTTGCATTACTTTTCTCCTACACTAAATAAATGCCCACTACAGTAGGACTGAACAAAGGCACTACTCCTGCCAATGGTGGAAAGGGACCCGCTACCGATTACTCTATGCTTCTGGAGATGAAGCGCCGCGCTATCATCGTTAAGGGTCAGATGGTAAAGCAGGGCGTTAAGATTAGTGATCGCCCGATGACGCGTGGATTTGAGGATGGACCTGTTACACCTCGTCTAAACTTATTCGGAGCCTCCAAGAACTTCGTCAAGTTCTAACTAAAATAACCAGAACTTTATACTGCTAATTGAATAATGACGGATTTTCAGTCCGCTTTTGATACGAACACAAGTGGTATTAATACCACACTAACAACCCAGCTATCTTCAGTCCAACAATGGGCGAATATACCTGGTTCTCTAGTCAAAGCTTCATCCTCTTCAGCTGGATACCTTTGGGGATTTAATTCTGTAAATAAAGTGTACGTATGCCAGCAGCCATGCACTGGTAATTGGGAAGAGGCGGATATTACAAAACTTCAACCTCCTAAGCCTTCGTCATTAGGATACCTGTCAGGTCGGTGGATTTCCGGAAATATTCCTATCATAAATTCTGATGTAGACGACCAGGGAACTCCAGTATATATTTCATTTGAAAGTCCTTACACGAAGATGGTGCGTTCGGATGGAGTATCCAAATTCTACGTCGGTCCAATTTCCAATTATTCGTCCGGTAACTGGAATTCGTATTCTAAAGCTCCTCCGGGAGCATACAATCTAAATCTGAATCCAGTCCAGAATTCACCCCCGGTCACAACTTTAGATATTGCAACAGATGAAACAAATGTATACTTACTATTCCTTAGTGGGTCCACTACATCTATAGCGGTAAAAACTGCAAATAATCAGACAGATTGGTCGGTGATTCAGGTGAGTACACCTCAATTTTCACCAACTAACATTTTCTCTACACAAACGTACATTTGGTTACAAGGAGCATCTAACCAGAAAGTCAAAATCCCTAAACCATTATCAATGTCAAACTCTATGCCTGTAGGGGACATATCAGTGAAAATCACATCATCCAGTTCAAGTGCATTATACGGCATTGATGGTTCTGGAAACGCCATGAAGACCGATGAAACTTTACAGACCGGATGGGCACCAGTAGCAGGACTTCAGGGTAGACCAGTGAGTTCATTAGTTGGAGATCTAGACCAGACAGGATTATTTGTCATAAATGGCGCAGGTGTTTCAGAATGTGTCGGTGATTGTTCAATTCCCCAAATCACTCCCTTAAATACCCAAGGGTACATGCCTCTTTACTTGACTGGAGATCCGGCTACTAAACAGCTTTGGATGACATCTTCTACAGAAGGAAGTGTCGGAAATATATTTAACCGCATTGCAAACCCCGACTACGGATCTATCACTGGTTCAATTGCACCGTTAGATAAGAATCGTGACGATATTAAGACTGATGTTACAAAAGAGTACAGTAAGCAGACACAGGTTATGAATGTTAACCAACAGTTATCAATGTTCAAATCTCTGTTTAATCATCTATTTGGAGAGGCTACGAAGGCTCAGACTAATGCCAATACACGTATAAGCCAAGTTGAAACGGATCTACAAAATAAGAAGAAGACTCTAGATCAATTGAATAGTATTCAGCCAACTATCCAAAAGTTCGTCGTGACTCTGGCGATAACGGCATTAGTGTATGCAGTCTTTTCACCGTTCGGATGGTATGTACATGCTATTGCTTTAGTCGTACTGGTTATCGGAATTTACCTGACTTTAAATAATGACGTCACTCTTTCCAGATTGTGGTCCAGACTGCCTTAAAGAGAAGAAGCTTGCCTCTCTGAAAGCTGCGATGGATGCGAATCCGTCTGATAAACAAGCTCAGCTTGATTACTATACGCTTTTGAATGGTCCGGAATGGTTATCCGATCACAAAGAAAGTATGGCGAAACATACTATTGAACCTGTATTGTCAGGATACCGTCAGCAGTTTGAAATGTTGACTGCCCAGCTTAATTCACAGTCCAAGTTTGCAGATTTGGCAAAGTCTATGACATCAGACGGTGGGATGCCGTATTTGAAGAAAGATTACGACGCTGAAAAGTCTAAAGCCGATGTATTAGACCGTCAGTGGAAGTTACAGGGTACACCTGAAACAGAAATTGATTTAATGGGTATACTTCTTTACGTCCTTATAGCTGTTCTAGGGGCAGCAGCTTTCTTTTTGGCATATTCGAAGTATCGTAAATATACAGCACCTCCGCCTTCAATTTTAGGAGGAAATCGTCTAAAGTAAAACTAATGGAAACAGCGTATATCTTCCTAGCTGTTCTTATATTCTTAATGTATGGTCTGACCGTATGGTATTCATCCATTGAAGGGTTTGAGGATGGGAAGTCAGAAGAGTTACACGACTCTGAGATTTATGACGAGATGTACGCTTCTATTTATGATTCTCTTTGGAACTCGAATGAGCGTATCAAGTACGAAGAGGTGTCTATGCAGGACGTTTCATTAGCTGAACGCGAAACCACTTCTGTAAGAGTTCTGGATATGTGTTGTGGAACCGGAACTCATGCTCAGTTTTTTCGCGATTTGGGAGTGTCGTATATTGGAGTTGATACTTCGGATGCAATGATGGCTAAAGCTCGTGAAAGGTGTCCCTCTGCTAAATTCAATAAAGGAGATGTTACGTTAGCCCAGTTATATTCTCCCAAATCGTTCAGTCATTGTTTGCTTTTAGGGTTCTCAATCTATATGTTCCAGAACCCCCGTATTCTTTCTGATAACGCTTACCAATGGCTTGAACCAGGTGGGTACTTTATTGTTCACTTAGTTGATCCCGATAAGTTTGATCCATTGCATGATTTATCGTCCCCGTTTGCCGCCTTCTCATTACAGAAGTATAACATAGAGCGACAGACAGAATCAATAGTGTACTTTGATAAGTTCAAGTACACTGGTAAACTCAAAAAGAAGGCAGATGAAGATGACGCCTCGTACGACGAAGTGTTTTCGTACTACGATCCTTCTGACAATAAAGGTATCAAGTACCGCGAGAACAAGCTTTCAATGTACATGCCTTCCAAAGAACGTATGATCAATATTATTCGCACATCTGGTTTCTCTCATGTGGAAACTGTAGATCTGGTAAGATGCGGTAAGGAATACCAATATTTGTGCTATTTTCAACGCTGATTTTCGGGTTCCCTTTTCTTAATCCACCAATTTATACGGGCTTGGCGTTGTTTCTCTATTGTTTCGGGCGACCGTTTCTGTCCAATTTGTTGTTGTCTTCTTTTTTCTATATGTGCAGGCGTTTGGGGCTTTTTCTTACCTTTATGCGCTTGACTTATTTTATCTTTGTGTTCTTGTGTGAATGGACCACGTTTTATTCCTTTACGAGCTATACTCATTGCTTGGCAATATTCAGGAGTTCTCTTTAATCCTCGTAGAGCATCTCCTATTTTCTTCCTATGTTCTGCACTTCTTTCAAAGTTGTCTCCACCTTTCATAATATTGTAACCATTTGGACAGTAAGAGTTATTAGTAGATATTACTTCTATCTCTTTTTTATTTAACTCATCTAATGTATCGCATGAACAGACAATTTCAAACTTGAATTTTTCTATTCCGTGTAGACGCATAGCACAATGTATCGGTACATTACAGTCTTTTTTACTACTATATTTGTGACGGTTCCACCTATGAGATGGAGGGTTTGATTTGGTCTGACCATAATACACTTTATCATTTACCGAATTGGTAATTTTGTAAATGAATCCATAAACCATTTATTATGTTTATACTTTTCTACTTAAATTATTTTAGAAAGTAGAACGAAGAATTTAGCGTTTATATCATATGCTTCTCATCTAAAGCCGTAAATAATGAACGTCGTTGTGAGCGACGGACGAACAGTCTTGGATTTTCAAAAATTTACTTTCTCTGGACATTTGCGGACACACGTCTACAAAGTTCTGGACGAAAACGTTAAATTAGGTCACGCAGATTACGCTTGCTACTGGACTCTGGAACTCCTATGTTCCGGTCTTGTGCATTCTTTGTGGACTACCTTGTTTGAATCATCAGCCAAGCATATTAATCGTGCAGCCCCAAATGTGTTTCTCTACCTTGTTCAAGCTTATGAAAAGTTCGCGCCATATGAAGGGCAGTATTCGCTCATGGCTATGACCGATATGCGTAATAATAACGCGGTTCGGAATTTAGTATGTGAAGCTGCCGCAACAGTAGCACTCACTCGTAAAAATAAGCTGCCTTCACTTCCATCAATCAAACCCGAACACGATTTCCAGCAGGTAACTATTACCGAAAACTTGAAAGCACCGTCGTCAAATTACGTTCGGCATTTACTGAAAGAAGATGATCCATTAGATTTGTATGTTTCTCTGAACGAACTGGCTTATTGTTTACGCCCCGAATCACGGGATTTCACGCGATCTCTTTACTGGATCTCATGGATTTTGAAGTTTGCCAGTGTGTACAAAAAGACCCGTAAAGAACACTTGTTTTGCTCTTATCGCCCGAACCCTTATATTTCCAACGACCATTCAAGACATGTTGTTTGGATATTTTGGGAGATCGTCCAGAGCTCTGCTAGGTCGTCCCCTCAAGCAGGAGTTCTGGCCCCGTATATTGATGCACTGTATAAACTCCATTGCTTACGTTGGAACCCAAGTCTTTTGAAACAGCGCATATGTTTCCTGACGTGTGCGTGTCTATTTATTTGCGAAAGTAATACGTTGGATATTCATTATCCAGTTCCTCAAGACATTATCACTGTCAAAAATATTGTGGAAAATATTCCCGAATGGCTTAAATCAATTATTCAAACTCAGAAGACATTTTCTACGTAAGGCATAAATGTTCAGCAAGAAGTTTGTTCACTCCTTCACTCTGGCAGTCCTCTTCTTCGTACTCAGCTCGCCTACGACCTACAGCATTGTTGACCGTCTGGTAGGCACAATCGTTGGATCAGTTGCCCCTCATTATGTTGAGATGCTGCGTATTTCCAGTGGCGGATGCCCGACAACGTACGGTCTAGCTGTTCACTCAGTAGTCTTTGCAGCTGTATCGTTCTATCTCCTCCACACTGCGTAAAACGAAATCGTTTAAATCCTGGGTCCGAAAACTAAGAATGAAGATCTTAGTCTTCGATACAGAAACCACAGGTCTTCCTAAAGATATGAGTTTACCAGCTATTCAATCACCTGACAACTGGCCACATCTAGTGTCCATTTCTTGGGCTGTTCTCGATTCAGACACTAATTCAGTGATGAAGACACATTGTTATATTGTAAAGCCTAGTAAGTGGACAATCCCCGAAGAAGCATCAAAAATTCACGGTATTACACAAGATAAAGCCCTGGAGTTTGGAATCCCGCTTCGGGATGTGATAGAAGAATTCAATGGAGAACAATGTGATGCTATGGTCGCTCACAATTTAAAGTTTGACATGAACGTTGTCCTAAATGCAATTATTTGGGATTTAGGTATTCCGTTCCGAGGGTTCGCGAAACGTAAGTTCTGTACGATGGAAATTGGTACGCCAATGTGTAAGCTTCCGGGCCGGTACGGGTACAAGTATCCTAAACTAAAAGAACTGTATGAGAACGTATTGGGTCATCCTCCAAAAACTGAGCAGCTTCATAATGCGTTGTTTGACACGTTGTATCTATGCGAAATCATCCAAAAATCTGCGGAAATACGGATTCAAATGGGTCTAGTACCAGTACATATAAAGAATGCAAATCAAACGGTACAACGGACGCAAGGTTCCATTCAAGCTCCCAACAATTCGGGAAACAAAGGAAGTACAGGTCCTATGGTGCGATGACGGATGGGCATACATTCCCCAAATGAAGATTCGCCGTCACTTTGTGACAACTGATACAGATATCCTAAAATACACTGAAGAAGTATGGGAAGGAGTAGTTCCAGCAAAGGTTATGTACAGTGAACCAGTTACGTATAGTGTCTTCAACCACAAAAAGATGTGGATGGAAATCGGAAACCAGTACTCGGAACTGTACGTTATAGACGATGCCTGAAAAAACTACTAGATCAACAAATGATAGCACTAGATGTTCTGTATATCGCGCTAGCAACAATCTGTGTTCTAGCCATCTTACAGATTTTTGCTTATGTGGCTACGCGTGTCCTGTATCCACCGGAACCCCAGATCATTTACCGCAATGTCCCTGTCCCAATGCAGCAGGCACCACCTCCGCCACCACCAGTTCACTCTCCTTACCTCCAACAGGGACCGCCACAGCTTCCGAAAAACGAACCGGCTTTCACCCAGCAATCTCAGGAAGTAAAATTACCAGACTATGAGCCGCGCAAACCAGCTTCAGACTCTTTACGCGTGGACCCCGAGCTCCCGCCTGGTCTTCAGGAAACCCGTCCCGACGGACTGTAAGACCTTTAAAGTCCCTCAAACTACTGGAACATCAGGATGGATAATCTTTACATACGAAAACGCTATTCCCGTGTGTCTTTGGATGACCGCACAGGAGTGTCGTCGTATTCCGTGTATTGTGGACGAACGTATTTGCGGAGATACCTTCTTACGAGCTGAAAAGATGGGTCCGTTCGAGTTTGTGATATCCGATATTTTCATGTTCAATTCCAACTGTGTATTTGCCTGTTCTACCTTTGAACAACGGTACCATTGGCTCAAAGATCTGATGGACACTTTCATTTATCCAACAAAGTTCACGGCTCAATTAATTCACAAAAAGGATTTGAATAAGACTCACCGAGTCAGGGGATACGAAGAGCATCCGGACGAACCGGGTAAACATGGGTACTTCACAGATTCAGATGACCGTCAGGATATTACGAAACTTCCAATCCCTGATTGTTACGAAGTTATGGGGGGAGGGTACTTAAAAGTCCCCGACTTAAAAACATCAGTGTTCCTGCGTTCAAAGGGTTCGTCGTTCAAACTCAAATGCTCGAAGAATGATGATGGATCATGGACAGTTCTGGAAAACATTCCTTCTATAGATTAAATGGCTCGTAAGTCTACCAAGAAACGCACATCTCGCCGTGGAGGTGTATTGACGCCATCGCAAGTTGGTACGTTTTCGGACTCAGAGATCAGGGACATGACGAAGGGAACCAAGGCCGAGTTCCCTCCCACCCAAGTCCGCAAGACAAAGGGTGGTCGTACGAGGAAGTTGCGTGGCGGATACTACGGTGCCACCGGCGCGATTGCTCCAGGTGCTATGGAATGGGGACGCAGCTCCGAGATGGGTGATTTTGTAGCTAACTCGACTCGCGCCGGTAATAACGCAGTTCTGGGTGCCGGTCGTAAGCGTCGTGGATCCAAGAAGGCTGGACGCCGTACGCGCCGTAAGATGCGTGGCGGTGGTAAGTATGGAGGAGTTGCGGCTGCATTCGGTGGCGACGGTGTAGCGGGAATGGCGAACTATACTGGTGTAACGTCGCGTGATAATGTTGGTGTTCCCTTTTACGGGAAGTTCAACGACCACGGCGCTGGACCCAGTTCGGGCTTTGGAAGTTTTGTCAAGGCTGTATAAATAATGGACACACTGATTGCCGGTCTACTTTTTGCCGTAGTGGCAGTTTTTCTGTACCAGCGCCGCCTCGCTATGACAATTGCCTGGGTGATTCTGGGATATATCCTCGCTCACCATGTAGGTAAGCTGAGCCATACTCTTTCGGTACTGGTTGGATTGGTTCTGGTATACCTGATTTCAATGGTCACAAAGCGGTCATATGAGGGCTTTGATGATAAGGAAGATAAGGATGAGAAGCCAGAGAAAGGGAAGGGAAAGTCAAAAGATGACGATCCTCAACCTGCACCGCCAAAGACGGATGACCCGCATGTAGATGTAGGTACGACGATCCTACATGCGTATCGTAATTTAAGCCCTGAGCAGATTGGCGGTATGCGCCGCGACACCAAAGAGCTCATGGGACTTCAAAAGGAATTAATGGGTTCACTGTCTGAGATGAAACCTGCGATCGAGCAGGGCGCTGAACTTCTCAAGACATTCAGTCAGTTTTTCGGTAAGGATGGAGCGCCGCCCATGCAGATGTAATGTAGACGCTGCATACCATCAGCGTACACGTAAGAATGATATACGGGGTCATTAGTAGCAATAAACGGACCACCAATGGATTTGACAATACTTGTCCATTCGTGAACTTCCGCCTTCAAGATCTGGAAATAGATCCAGTCGTTCCACATACTCACAGTTTTATAAAGCCCCATAATGCTGAAAATAGACGGGGCTTCGCCATAATACACGGCTGAAACCAGCGTGATTAAAGGGCTTATAACCATATCTACCCAAAGCATCAAACGGTCAATTAAGGTATCTTTTACGAATACTTTGTTCATTTCAATAAACTCTTCGGCAGTTTCAAAGTGATCTTTATTACTCAGTATGATCTTTGCCAGGATCTGCGGCGTCAGTCTTGTTTTCAGAGTCTGCTGGCTTGGGATCATCTATTACAAATCCAGATGAAGGAAAATCAATCTCTTCTAACGTCTTAGGATCAAGGTACCGCCAAGTAACATCCGCCACTTCAAATACTTCGTTCAGCCATTCTGTGGTAACATGAGCACCAAAATATATATTATCATTGAGTTCGTTCGTGTACTCAATAACCAATCCGGTTGGGTACTTAGCTCCAACCCATAGCCATGGAAGACTGCTTACTGGAACACCAGAATCACTGTTCTTGTCGGGAGCAAACAGGACCCTGTCAATTCGACGGCAGCAGTGGAAGATCTGGTGATACAGCCAAGCGACAAAGAGCATTTAATTTAGTAAGTTGAATCCTGTGAAAGCGGCAGAGCACCAACCTCGTCCTTGAGGGTAGACACTAGGCGGTCGCGGTTCTTCAGGTTGTCGCCTGTGAGCGACGCAAACCCCTCGCGTATCGCGAGTCCGACCTGGCGATCAATGCCCAGCCCCAGCGAAATAGAGGTTGCCAGCGCCACCATGATGAATGGCGTCGCTACAATCGCCCAAGAAACGACACCGAGATCAACAGAGCACAGAGCATCTAGAATCACTACACCGGCAATGCCCATCACGACCTTCGCGGCTGCGGTGGCATATAGGCTGAGTGTGATATCCAGTCCTACGTGGACCACGATGTACAGCAGGTAGAGAAGAGCAGGGGGGCAGAGCGCATCAATGAAACGCATCTTCAGGTTATTTACATTAATACTACAAAAATGAACAAGCACATCCAGACAATTATTGAATTGACTGGATGTTCCGAAGATGAAGCAATGAGAGTCTATGCCGAAACCAATAATGTAGAGGATGCAGTAGACAAGATTCTGCCTCCATCTAAAAACGCTGCTCGTAAGTATTACGAAGCTGTAAAGCCGGTGAGGACGTACACCCAGGAAGAACAGGACATCAAGCAGTTACGTGATATATTGAAGAAGATGGATGATAAATACCTCAACTCGTCAAATCCACGCGGTTTCGCGGGACTAGGCGTGCCGAGAACCCTCCCCGAAGAAACGGCTCCACAAAATAGTTATGGTCAGGAATGTCAGCTACCCGCTCTTCAATTAGAGGCTCAAATACCGGAAATTGTTTGTCTGTTACCGTCTGAATGCTCTTCCGGTTCGCAGTCGAATGGCCGAACATAACACGGCTTTGGTCATCAATACCCTCAATGCTTCCCATGCCTAGGTTAGGAGTCGTGGCGAAAGGACGAGCAAATATCTGCTTAGGTCCCTTCATACGGACCGTACCTGGTGCACCGAACAGCAGTTCGGACTGTGTATCAATAGCGCATCCACCCTCGGGGGAGTTACCATAGTTACCCATAGGAATCAGACCGGGAATTGAGGCAGCGACTGCCCAATTGTTTCCGCATCCTGAAGGAGCCGCATTTTTCAGCCCGGCAGTATTGGCCTCATTTACAGCAGTATCACGCCAAGCCGATCCGTCTCGGGTATTGGCATACATGAACGGCAGTCCATAGTTAGACGACATCTTATTACTATAAAACGAATTTAACTCATCCGAACTTAATTTAAGTAACTATGTTACTCCAACCTTGTGATTGGCTGGAGAACGATGCGAACTTTAAGTACGTTGTTGATGTGTTTGGTAGACTGGATGACGATCGCGTCGCAAAAGTCCGGCTTACTGGATTCCAACCTTACTTCTATCTCCGATCAGCTGACGGCGAAACTGGACAAATGATTCAGTCTGCTATTGAAACAGCTTGGGGCAAGCCTATGCGCGGTTTGAAGATCAGTCAAGAATTCAAGTTGGATGCCATGCGTGGATTCAGTGGTTTGAAGCCAATTAAAGTGTGGAAGCTTACGTTTCCAGCAATTTGGATGTTCAAGACTGCTCTAAAAACTCTGAAGGATTCAATGAAAATCGGTGATCGTAAGATTCGTCTGGAAGATATTTATGAAGCTAATCTTCCACCATTCATTCGTCTATTCCACGAACTAGATATTTCTCCAGCTTCTCCAATCTCATTTGAAGCTGACGAAGAAGAAGCGGATGATGACGAGAATGTCGATGTTTCGTTCACGGTGGACTACAAGGACGTGACTCCTGAGCCCAATGCCAATATCCCACTGTATGCTGCAGCCTATGATATTGAAACGTACTCGGCATCTGGGAACTTTCCTGTGTCTTCAAATCCAGAAGACGAGATTATCCAGATAGGCATCTCATTTCGCTACACGGACGATATGCTGAACTCGTACAAGCGTTTCGTCTTCGTTTCAGGAACTTGCACTCCATCTAAAGACGATTCGGTAACCTTTGTCAGCTGTCGTAACGAAAAACATTTATTGGAAGAGTTCCAAAAATGTGTGAGGTTTGAGAATCCAGATATCTTGGCGGGATATAATACGTTTGGGTTTGATGATGGATATATTGCTGACAGGGCAGAGTTTCGTAACCTAACTCTGCGTCTTGGTCGGGTAGAAAACAAGTGGAAGAATTCCGAGTGTGCTCCTACTGTAAAAAAGACATTTGAGTTGGCGTCGGGGAAGTTTGCTGTACGGTATTTGGAAGTTGACGGTCGACTAGCAGTAGATCTTCTTCTAAGCGTTCGTCGTGAACAAAACTTGGATTCGTACAAGCTAGATAGTGTAGCCAACACTTTCTTGAGGGACAAGGTTACAAAAATTGAACGTATTGACGACTTGAATATCAAAATTTACACAAAAAGTACTCGCGGTTTGTTTGTGGGAAACCTAGTTCGGTTTGATGTGATGACCAACACTACAAATCCTTACCGCGAAGGAGAAAAGTTCCAAGTTATCCAAAAAGAAGACAGGTCGTTTATTGTGAAATCAGATACCAAAATTCTACACGATTTGAATGATGATGAAATCTCTAAGCTCGAATGGTCATTTTCAAAAGATGATACGTCAGCCCAAGAGATGTTTGCATCTCATCGTGGATCTGCCGATGACCGAGCAGTCATTGCTAAGTACTGTATCCAGGACTGTGATCTTGTGCTTACTTTGATGGCTAAACTCGACACTCTCGTAAACGCGCGCGGAATGTCTGATGTATGTCGTGTTCCTGTTCAGTACATCTTTCTACGTGGGCAAGGAATCAAGATTTACTCAGCTGTTGTTTACAATGCTTCTAAACGTAACCAGATCATTATGACACAAGAAGGATTGGAAGGAAACGCTTCGTATGAAGGTGCAATCGTCCTGCCTCCTAAAATTGGAATGTATCTGGACCAACCGATTCCAGTACTTGATTTCAATTCGCTATACCCTTCCAACATGATTGCCTATAACCTGTCACCGGATACGCTGGTGTATGTGAAAACCTTCTCGGCAGCCGGAAAGAAACTCAAGCAGGAAGGACCTGACGGTGCTGACCTGATTGCCGAAGGATACAAAATTGATGAAGTGTCATACGATACGTTTGGGGAAGATAAAGTCGCTAATGGTCGTATAACATGCGGATTCGTCCAGCCAAACTCAGATCCTCGCACAGTAGGCGTTCTGCCTCTAACTCTAGATCTCTTGCTAAAAAAGCGTAAGGAAACCCGTAAGTTGATGGAGAAGATTGATGACGATGCACAGAAATCGGTACTGAATGGTCTTCAGTTGGCATACAAGGTTGTAGCCAATTCAGTGTATGGTCAGTGTGGATCACGCACCTCGCCCATCAGGCGTCTGGAAGTTGCGGCATGTACTACTGCAGTGGGACGTCAAAAAATCTACGATGCCAAAAAAATTGTAGAAACTGAGTTTGGAGGAGAGGTGATATATGGCGATACAGATTCGATCTTCGTCAAGTTTGCTACAAAAGATCTGGCCGAGAGTATTGAGCTAGGTAAGAAGGCCGCTGAACGAATTACGGCTTCGGGACGAAAGGCACATAAGATTGAGTACGAGAAAACGTTTTATCCGTTCATTCTGTTCTGTCGTAAGCGATATGTAGGTATGATGTACGAGGATGATGTCAAGAAGTGTAAGCGTAAGACCATGGGCGTTGCACTCAAACGTCGTGATAACGCTCCTATTGTCAAGGATGTTTATGGTGGAGCGCTGGATTCTCTCATGGAACATCGTAACATCAAGACAGCTGAGAAGTTAGTCAAGGAGATGTTGGTGAAGGTAATAAAGAATGAATATCCTCTGGATAAGTTTATCTTATCTAAACAGCTACGAGATGACTACGCTGCTATGAAAGAAGACTATGATGGTCCAGGTACGATACCAATTCATCGAGTTCTGGCAGATAGAATGGAAGCACGTGATCCAGGAAATAAGCCTCAGGTGGGAGATAGATTAACTTATGTATTTGTAGATTCTCTGAAAAAAGAGAAGAAACAGTGTGATCGTATCGAGCATATCGATTACGTGAAAGAAAAGAAGCTCAAGCCTGATAGCGAGTTCTACATAACCAACCAAATCAAAAATCCTGTAGCACAGTTATTCGCTCTAGCGATCGAACAACTAGATGGATACAGACCACTTAGAAATTATGAGAAGATTATGTCCGACCTTCTTGGGGATGGCGTTGATGAAGAAGAGGCTACTCTAAGAGTTCTGAAACTAAAAGAAATTGATTTAGATAGTCTACTGTTCATGAGTGCTGACTATATGCTAAAGGCACAGGGTAAGCCAATCCAATCGCGTCTTGATAACTACTTCAAGAAACGTTAAGTGGTTTTAAACCATTCAAATAATAAATGGAAATGGACGAACGTATTATTGATCTTCTGCACGAACTGATGGAGGCCCGGACAGAGTTTCTGTGTAACGACACACTTCGAGCCATAAATTTTCCAGCTCGAACTACGCTTGTTGCACGTTTTTTGAATAATGAAGCACTGGTTCTGGAAACAGTGAATCGTATTCATGCAAGTCGTATTTATGGCGATATCACCCAAGCGCTTCTTACCGTAACCTTGCCGGGAGGAGCGGCTCGTAACTTTTCCGATCCAGTTCCAGTGACTGCTTCTACGAACCAAATCAATGCCGGTCTGGAAACTATTCGGACGGCTTCTTCTCCTTGCGCAATTTGCCAGGAGCCGATTTCTTCTGGCGGGGCGCGGATTCGGGCTTGTCAGCACGAGTACCATCGGTCCTGTATCGTGAACTGGTTTTCAATGAGTGTTCGTTGTCCAGTCTGTCGCCACGATATTCGTGAAACGGGTCAGGAAGCCCAAACATCGACTGCCGCATTACGAACTGCCGCTCCACTGCCAACCCAGTCGGAGGCGCCACAAACCGAGGAATAGTGTCTGATTCACCATACTGGATTCGATGCAACATTCTTCGTACGTCATGATTACAATCTTTCATTAACGTAGACACATCGTGCTCGGGGAAGAACAGTTGTAAGTCCATAGCTCTTGGTGGGAAACACCTCAAAGTTTCAATATGTTCTGTATTTCTCTTGAAGATTGTAGGTAGTTCATTCCCAGTGCACAGGATTGGAACTTTTCTGGTAGGATCTTTAATCCATTCTACAATCTTGTTTTGGGCGTGGGGATCTGAACCATCAACTTCATCTAAAATCACACATGTTTTCATACTCGTTTCGCCGCGAATGAATGAATGTATATTCACGGCAGAACGGCACGCATCCTTAATTTTTTCTACATCTTCGAAACTACGAATAGATCTGGAAGCATTGATTTCCAGTGGATCAAACCCGTAAGTACGAGCAGCCGCTAATGCCAACGTGGTCTTACCTATTCCTGGTGGACCAGATAACATAATAGCTTTACGAAAATTACGAGATTCAAGATACTTTCGTAAGGACTCTTTTTCTTCACGATACCCAATAACATCGTCCAACATTGTTGGTCGATATACTTCAGAATACATTACTTGTCTATTTTGAAACAATCTAAACGTGTTCTGCGATATAATCCAATACTTAAAATATTTCAAATGGTAAATGATACCTATAATTATAGTTTGCTACAACAATTATAGATATGTAAAGAATACACTTGATCAATTAGAAAAGATAAATCCAGCATACTTAAATGATGTTATGATTATGGATAATGATAGTAGGGATAAAGAAACTGTAGAATATCTCAAAACTGTAGGTGTAAAAGTACACTATAATATTGTAAACGACGGGCCGTGGGTCACAAACCATAATAACAACCATATCTACAATATGATGCCCGATAAGTTTGTTCTAACAGATCCAGACCTAGGGTTCAATGCAAACTTACCGTCTAATTTTATAGATATTATGAGTGAACTTTCAGACAAACACAATGCGGCTAAGATTGGGTTTGCTTTAGACATATCGGACGCCGATAAATTTTTACAAATTGATAAGTATATATGCGATCAACCAATCTTTGAGTTTGAGAGTAGATATTGGAAGGAAAAGGTAAGTGATAGTGAGTATGAATTATACGATGCCATAGTTGACACTACATTTGCATTAGTAAATAAACGGAATAATCCACAACATAATAACTTTACCGGTAGGCATATTCGCATTGCAGGAAATTTTACGGCAAAGCACTTGCCGTGGTATAAAGAAAACAGTCTTCTAAGCGTTGAAGAGAATTACAATCTAAACATTCAGCAGACAAATATTTCAACAATAGCAAGACATATTGTTAATTACATTAATAACAATTACGATAAAGTAATTACAAAAGAGTCATTCAAATTTGTAAAGAAGAATAAGGTTGAAATTGGGTTGTCCTGACTCAGACCCGGTCATTCCAATATACATGGAGCACACTTATTCAAGATGCGCATATAAGACAGTGGTCAGTCCCAGGCTCTTATAAGGCCTGTACCCGAGTTCGATTCTCGGTATGCGCATTTCTAAGGACAATTTGCTGGCCAATCAGTTCCACAAGTATGTGCTAAGTTGCACTTGGCTTCTGGGGTCTGAAGCGTCGGCGTCTTAGGGTCAAATGGACGGCACTCAGTAGTATACTGGGGCTCACACATTCCACTTCCAACATTGAACAGCCACTGGTCAGGGCATGGGGAACCTTTACCTGCAGGTATGACTATCTGGGGGTTTATCACGTATTTGTATAGCGCCAGTAACACTAGAGTCACAACAACCGCAACAAGGATTTCGCTAAGAGCCATTCTTGTTTTTCTGCTGAGAAAGTAATGGAAGTTGCGAGGCACGTCATAGAAACATATTTCAAAGACACCCCAAATCCTCTTGTTCGTCACCACCTTGATTCCTTCTCGGATTTATTGAGTACGAAGATTCCTAACTTCATTCGTGGTTGGAATCCAAATATTGGTCGTATTCTTGCCGATGGGCGTGAGATTCATGTGTATGTAGGTGGAAAGAATGGAGATAAGATTCGGTACTATCCCCCCACCGACGATTCAGGAACAGCTGTACTTCCTCACGCTTGCCGGCTTGACAACACAACATACACCTTTGAGATCAAAGCTGATATGGATATTGAGTATGTGTTTGCCGACGAAACTGTGACCCAAACATTTGAAGACGTACCTATAGGTCAACTTCCCTTGATGCTAAAGAGCTCTCTATGCTATCTTACATCTATGGAATCTGACCAACTTTCGGATGCTGGAGAGTGTAAGTTTGAGCTTGGAGGGTACTTTATTGTTGGAGGGGCTGAGAAGGTTCTATTAACACAGGAACGCTTGGCAGAAAACATGATGTACGCTTCCAAGCGCCCTCAGACTTCCGCATCTCGTCCTCCAGCTGCTGGACGAGTACAAGCTGAAGAAGTTGCTACGAAGGTAGAAGGTGCAACTAAGGGCGAACCTGATGAATACGTCGCAGGTATTCGTACGATCAACGAATCAGGAACAAATGGTCCTTATGCCCACTTCCTAGTTCTTCCCCCCAAGAACGCCCGCCCTAATGATCCAGAAACAATAAATAAAACCGACAACTTCACGGAATTTTATAATAAGAGGTTGTGTATCATACAGTTACCTGGTTTCAACAAATCTGTGCCGATCATTAGCGTTTTTTACGCTCTAGGCGTCACGACCGATAAGGATATTTACGATACTATTTTTGCAGGTATACCTGAAGACGAGCGTACCATATACGATGAAACATTTGCGGAAATCATGTTATCTCACCAGCGTTTCTTGAGCGATGAAATGAAGAAGGAAGAAGATCAGAACCAGGATGCAAACTTATTAGTTCTCAAACGTGTTTGCCGTACCCCAACCCAAGCTGCGGTGTACGTGAATCTGTACAATAACCTGTTCTCACATTGTGAACCTCGTGAAGGTGAAAGTGCTGCGTCTTTGTATCGTCGCAAATCTTATCTTCTGGGCCAAATGCTGAAAATGACGATGGATGTTTCTCTAGATATTAAGCCCAAGAGCGATCGCGATCATTACCGGTACAAGCGTCTGTATGCTTCTGGAGATTTGTGTTTTGAAGAGTTTCGTCGGATATACAAACTTGTAGCGAACAATATGCTATTGAGAATGGACGAGCGCATAGAGTTTGAGCGCCAAACGTATTTGAATAAGAAACTAATAAACTTAACTCGCGACGGTCCTAATCAGTACTGGAAATCGTACATGATGCTTGGCGAAATTGAGAAGTCGTACAAGGGAAAGTGGGGTGGAAAGGACGGTATTTGCCAAGAACTGACACGAGTATCTTACGTTGGAACTATAGCTATGCTTCGCCGCGTCAATTTGGATATGGATCATAATACGAAAGCATATGCTGCTCGTCGCTTACATGGCAGTTCGTGGGGGTACATGTGTCCTTCCGACAATCCTGATGGAGGAAATGTAGGAATGATTAAGTCCATGACTCTTCTGTCTACAATCACGACCACAACTCCGGCAAAGGTGATGTACGATATTGTAACTTCTTTCAAGACGTTCAAGCATACTCATCTCATCAATCCAGGAAAGTTCAGTCCTATGTGGACGAAAGTGTTTGTGAACGCCGATATGGTTGGTGTGTTTACCGCTAACACTGAAGACTTTCACTACGACACATTACAGAAGCGCCGTAAACGTGAAATCTCAAAGTTTATTTCATTATGCTGGAATCGCGCTGATAATGACTACTTTATTTGGACCGATGCTGGTCGTGCGACTCGTCCGTTGTACCGTGAAGGAACGAAGCCTGAAGCTGTGAAGCGTGTTTCCAAATGGGCAGATTTTGATAACAAGATTATGGACTATATTGATCCTCAAGAAGTTGAATGTCTACGAGTTCGAATGGAACCCTTTTCTGAAACTCATGTATCTGAAATCCATGGGTCTACGATTTTCTCAGCTTCCGGAAGCGTGATTCCAAATGCCGATCATAACCAGGCGCCACGAAACATGTTTTCGTGTCAGCAGTCAAAACATGCGTGTGGATGGCACAATACGGCTTTCAATAAACGGTTCGATACGATGGCAGTATGGATGAACACTCCCCAACTTCCTTTGTCGCAAACATGGACAACACGTCACATTCTAGGTAAGGATGGATGCTTGGGATACGGTGACAACATTATTGTAGCTTTGGGTATTTATTCGGGCTATAACCAAGAAGATTCGGTCATCATTAACGATTCTGCTCTAAAGCGTGGTTTGTTCGATACGATTTACTACCATTCTTACGATATTGTTGAAGAGGCCATTTCGGCCGGATTCGCGAATGGTGGGTTTACGGTATTTAAGTCTACCTTATTTGGAAATATTATTACGGATTCTCGGTACCGTGAAACCGTAGTTCCAAAAGAAGGAATGGATTACACTAAACTGGACGGTGATGGAATTATTAAGGTAGGGTCTGAGGTCACGGAAGATACAGTTTTGGTAGGAATCGTAACACCAATTTCAAATACTGAGCAGGAAGTTGTAGATTACCGCGACAAGAGCGGTAAACCCAAACGGGGACAGAAAGGTATTGTTGATGGAGTTTATCGTTACATTACCAAAGAAGGCTTGCGGGGAGTCAAGATTCGTGTAGCTGAGAAACGCAGTCCAGTTCTTGGAGATAAGTTCTGTTCTCGTCACGGACAGAAGGGAACTATTGGTATTCGGATGGTAGAAGAAGATCTGCCATTCACGGCTTCAGGGTTACGTCCAGACATGATAGTAAACCCACACGCGTTTCCTTCGCGCATGACGATCGGCCAATTCATTGAAACGATGTCGGTCAAAGCTGGAATCGAAGTTGGATCTCTGGTTGATTCTACCTCTTTCTCAACTCAGAATCGCATTTCCGATATGAAAGATATGCTTCTTAAGTTAGGAATGCATCCTTACGGACATGAAATCATGTACAATGGCGAAACGGGTGAAATGATGGATGCTGAGATATTTATTGGTCCTACATACTATTTGCGTTTGAAACTGATGGTTGATGACAAGATTAATTATCGTGCACGTGGACCTAAGACGCTTCTGACCCATCAGCCATTAGAAGGACGTGCCAATGATGGTGGATTGCGTATTGGCGAAATGGAGCGTGATTCCATAATTTCACACGGAATGTCCAAGTTCCTGAACGAAAGTATGATGGAACGCTCCGATAAATCCGAAACTTTATTACAGGAAGAAACAGGAAACTTAGACTCTACGGCCGATCAGCAGGGAAAGAAGATTGAGATACCATATTCTGCGGGTCTTTTCTTACGCGAACTTGAATCCATGCACATCTCCGTCCAGCTCGCCGCCCCCTGAAACGGATTTTGTTGATATAAGTTTACAGATGAACAAAGAAATGACTGACCATATGTACGTAACAAAGCGTAACGGTGACCGTGTTCCGGTTTCATTTGACGAGATTCTCCAGCGTGTCCGCAGACTATCGGACGGGCTTGAGCATGTCAATCCGGATCTAGTCGCCCAGAAGGTGTGCAATCAGCTCACGGACGGGATGCCGACGTCAAAGCTTGACGAGTTTGCCGCGGAAACGTGTGCGATGATGCAAGCCAAGTATCATCCTAATTACGGTAAGCTGGCGTCTCGTATTGTGATCGACAATCACCACAAGACGACTCCCGCAACTTTGCTGGAATGTGCAGAGAAGCTTTATCATGGTAAGACCCAGGTTATCTCGGATGAGTACCATGATCTAGTATGTAAGCATTCAGACACGTATCAGGAAATGATATGTTACGATTGCGACTATATGTTTGATTACTTCGGTTTCAAGACTCTGGAGCGCGGTTATCTTCTCAGGGTAGATGGTGTGACGGTAGAGCGCCCCCAGCATATGTGGATGCGCGTCGCGATCCAGCTTCATTCCGATAAGTTCGTAAAGGTCAAGGAAACCTACGATGCTCTTTCGCAGGGGTACTTCATTCACGCGACACCTACCCTCTTTAACTCAGGAACTCAGACGCCTCAGTTGTCGTCCTGTTTCCTAGTCCAGATGGCGGATGATTCAATTCAGGGTATTTACAAGACTCTTGGCGATTGTGCCCAAATTTCCAAGTGGGCAGGCGGAATTGGGCTGAGCGTACACAATATTCGTGCTCGGGGTTCAAAGATCCACGGCACGAACGGCGAGTCTACTGGTCTGGTTCCTATGCTCAAGGTGTTTAATGACACAGCAAAGTACGTCAACCAGGGTGGAAAGCGTAATGGATCATTTGCCATATATTTGGAACCGTGGCATGCTGATATTGAAGAGTTCCTGCGTCTGCGTTTGAATCAGGGCGCAGAGGAAGATAGGGCTCGTGATCTGTTTTATGGTCTGTGGATCTGCGACATATTCATGAAGCGAGTTGAAGCGAATGCTGAATGGACCCTGATGTGTCCTCGTGAATGTCCTGGTCTAGACGAAGTATGGGGCGAGAAGTTCGAGGAGCTGTATACGAAGTACGAATCTGAAGGAAAGGGTCGTAAGTCTGTACCGGCTCAAAAAATCTGGCAGATGATTTTGGATTGTCAGATTCAAACAGGTAATCCTTACTTGTGCTACAAGGACGCCGCAAACTCTAAGTCGAACCAGCAGAACTTGGGCACGATCAAGTCCTCGAATCTGTGTACTGAAATCATGGAGTATACATCACCAAAGGAAACGGCAGTATGTAACCTTGGATCACTGGCTCTGCCCAAATTTGTTGAGAATGGAGTCTTCAACTTCGGAAAGCTTCAGGCGTACACTGCTATTCTCGCTCGTAATTTGGACATTGTGATTGATAAGAACTTCTACCCTACGCCCGAAACACGTGCATCCAATATGCGTAATCGTCCAATCGGGATTGGCGTACAAGGTCTAGCTGATGTATTTGCCATGATGCGCTTGCCTTGGTCTTCACCCGAAGCTCAGAAACTGAATACTGCCATCTTCGAAAACATTTACTTTGCAGCTTGCCAATCCAGTATTGAAACTGCTGCGGCAAATACGGCTGAAGGGTACTGGCGCGGAATGCCAGTAATTGAAAAGGCTGGTCATTACCCTTCATATTCTGGATCGCCTACATCCAAAGGTAAGTTCCAGTTTGATCTTTGGAATGTGTCTTCGGACTCCAAATTAGATTGGGCTACGTTGCGGCTCGAGATGGCTAGGTACGGTATTCGTAACTCTTTGTTGGTAGCACCAATGCCTACTGCATCCACGTCCCAGATTCTTGGAAATAACGAGTGCTTTGAGCCATTCACTTCCAACCTGTATACTCGTCGCGTCCTCGCCGGCGACTTCATGGTCGTGAACAAGTACCTTGTGGAAGATCTCATTAAGCTGCGTCTGTGGAATTCGTGGACTCGCGAACAGATTATGAACCATAATGGATCCATTCAGAACATTGAAGAAATCCCCGATGATCTGAAGGAACTGTATAAGACTGCATGGGAGATACCCCAGAAAACTCTGATTAATATGTCGCGGGATCGGGCACCATTCATCTGCCAGTCGCAGTCACTGAATCTGTTCCTAGTTGAGCCCACGTACGCTAAAATCTCATCCATGCATATTTACGCATGGAAGCAGGGTCTGAAAACTGGATGCTATTATCTGCGTACAAAAGCCGCGGCCTCTGCCCAGAAATTCACAGTTGAGCCCTGCCAATCCTGTTCAGCCTAAACAATTTCTCCTAGAAAGAGTATAAAACAGAAATGGAGGGATACGCGAACGCTGGTACGCTCAATGGTTCTTCTGGTAACTCTGCCCCTGTTGGTGGCCGCCGCCGCTCCCGCAAGGGACTGAAGGCGCACCTGCGCCTAGTGAAGAAGAAGACGGTCCGCAAGATGCTGGCCAAGAAGGGACTCCGCATGCGTGGCGGTGCCAGCGCCGAGCCCGGTGCCAAGGACGCCGTTTCGACGGTGACGGGTGAGGTTCTAGAGAAGACGGAGGTTGCCCCCGCCGGTGGTCGCCGCCGCAAGACGGCTGGACGTCGCAAGAGCCGCCGCTCGCGCAAGGTCTTTGGCCTCTTCTAAGCGTCTAGCTTAGGTGTAGCCTTCTCCTTTAGTTCCTCGCCAATCTGCGACACCATCGCAAACAGTTTTTCATTGAAACCGTAATGGTTCCCATTAGGTTCCTTCATCGTAGGAGTACGACGTGATGAAGTGTTCAGGGAATGAACTAAACTCACAATAACGTCTTGAGGTGACAACTCACGACACATTTGCTCACGACCGTGAATGAATGCGTCTGCTTCTCCAATTTGCACATCTTCCTGAAACCCACGCTCCTCCCAGAACTTTTTGGTGAACGTCAGAGTGGCTTCAGACACGCGCTTGGACTGTTCCAGAACCATCGGAGGAACGTTCATGAATGAACAGTAATTGGTAATATCGTAGCACGGAATCGTAGTACAGAAAGCACACTCCTTCTTGGGCTCCTTCATCAGCATAGCTACTCGGTGAAGTACCGAGTTATTCGGGTACACGTCATCATCGTCCATGAACGCCACAATATCATACATTGCCTCCTTAACTCCTAGATTACGCTTCTGGGCCACCGTCATCTTTTCACACCGCACGTACTTCACGTTCGGAATACCAAACAGCGTATCTTCAATTGGATCATCTCCGTCATCAACGATTACTAGCTCTAACTTATCTTCGGGATATGACTGAATCATGTATGAGTACTTGGCTATCGGCATAAAAATACGACGGTCCTTGGTGATCATGACAATAGACACGTCAGGAAGTACATCTTCCTTGGGAAGAGTATCTTTTAGAGAGTACGGCTGGATATTCAGTTCTGAAAGCATGATCTTCATGCGATCCACAAATGCTTGGTGGTTCTTACCGTAAATCTCTCGGCAAACCTGAGATCCGATACGCCTGTACTTGAAATCTGTGTCGCAATATAGTTCCAGAGCGTCCATGATAGACTGGATGTCCGAGTCTACAAACACCCCCAAAAAATCGGGCTGATCTAGACGACGCAACTCGCGCGAATAAAACACTCCAGACTGAGGCGGACCTACTACATCATCTACGAAAGGTCGAATGGGTGACACTAAAACATTACAACCTGCTGACAGACCTTCATTCACGGCATGACAGAATCCCTCTGATACAGATAGACAAATGCATAGTCCGCACTCACGGAACAGATCATCGTACTCGTTTTCAGTAATAGGTTTCTTGTACAAAACAACCTTCGAAGAAATATCGTCGGGAACCACTATGGTTAAATCGCCATCTGAATAGGGAATGTGCAGAGTTGGGAGCTTTCGGTAGGTTTCGGGCTTGGAGAGAAGCCGCTGGTACGCCTGAAGAATAGGTTTTGGATGACGATAGATGTTCTTACCTACTGGTACAATTGCCTTATAGTAATTCTTTTTGTCTGTTTCCGGTATCCAATGCTTGTCCATGGATGTCCATCCAATATACTTGACGTTAGAAGTGTACTGCTTAAAAATATCATAGCATTCGTGGGTCTTTGCCCAGATCTCATCTACTTGAGAGATGTACGGGATCCAAGTCTTGTACGTCCATTCGGGATTTGGGATCCAGATGTTCTTTCCAGCATACGGAAATAGGGAAGGCGAAATCACTTCCATAAAAATGTTCACGTCAGCATCTGGGCATTCAGGAAGCATGTAATGAACCCTAAAGAACTTAGCATCTTCGTGCACCGACGTCCATACTCCGCGCAAAATATTGACATCGTGCATCAGTCCAGTACGAGGCTTAAAGTTTGAAATGAGATTCACCTTCATTTTGTAAAGTACTTACTTCCTGATTAAACGCCTTGTGACGCGCCCCGAAGGAATCCGGCGCCTCAAAGTTTTCCCACGAGATCCAGTATACTTCAAGTACTCGTGCCAGTTCTTGGGTGAGCATTCTGTCAAGAAAACACACGGACGATCGCGGAACCATGATGCATCTGTCAACCCTGCCCATTTCCAAAACTCGGTAGGATCTGTAATTTCCCGACCTTGAAGTTCTGTTGTTTCAGCCAGTTCACGACAAAACACCTTCTGTTCAAGGCTTTCGAAACCGTAGAACGGCGAGAATAAGTTAGACTTGAAAGAGTCGTCGGTCGAAAACTTCTTACCATCCCAGCCTACTTTTTTGATAGGTCGGAATGAGTCCCAAGTGGGCTCAAACACGTATAGCGTCTGATTGTGTTTTCCGTAAGTACGAGTATGAAATGTGCATACGTCCATTAGATATTTAAAAGAACGATTTCAGCTCA